TGACCACGCCAATGGTTCAAGCATGGAGGTCTCTCACCTATATTGTAGAACTCGTCCAGTCCTCCACCGTAGGTGGAGGTTTATCTAGGATGTAAAAAAGCCCCGGTGCAATGCGCCGGGGCGGTCAGAACGTGTGTGTCGTCAACGTCGAGCTTGTTACCCCCCGAACTTCGCCCGGATCACATCCCAAGCCCAGATCACGAAGGCCAGCACGGACGCCCCGGCCACGCCGGCGATCGCAAGCCACGTCATGCCCGCGAATTTCCAGCGTCGCACCTCGTCGATCACCGGCATGATGTCCTTTTCGATCTTCGCATTCGCGGTATCGGCCGCCGTCTTTGCGGCATCGGCGGCGTGGGCGGCGTCTTCCGCCCTCTCCTTGACAGCATCAACCTTGGCGTGGAGGTCGCGCCGGCTTGTGGAGGCCCGGCGCGTCTCCTTTTCCTGGTCGTCCTTTATCCCTTCGACGAGCCCGATCAGCCGCCCCAACTCTCGCTGGATATCGTGCAACGGATCGGTCATCGCCTTTTTCGTCCTGCCGCCAGCGCCGCGCCGGCGGCCGTCGCGATCGTGACCGGCATGGCAACCGGGTCGAACAGCCAGCGGATCGACATGTCCACCCACACGGCCGCCTGCGGCGGATAGGCGGCAATCGACCACCTTTGCGGGAATATTCCGCCCGACCACCAGAGAAAGTTGTAGAGCCAGAGCATCCACAGGTTCAGCACACCGGGGCCGAGCGCGGCCGTGACCAGAACCCAGAAGATCGGGTGGCTGAATCTCGCGGTCTGCCGCGCAGTGCCCTCGCTCGCCAGATGCCGTGCGGTTTCCTGTTCGGCCCGGATACGGTCAACCTCGGCGCGGACGGCCTCCACGGTCGTTTGCGCGCGGATGCGTTCGCGCTCCGTCTCGTTGTCGGCCCGCGCCTCCAGGTGCGCGAGCGCCTTGTCCACGATCCCGCCAAAGCCGAGCTTCAGCAGGAAGGAAACAGCGCCGGCGGCGATAGATGCGATCATGCAGCCCTCCTCCGCCAGGGCAGCCACCTGTCCAGGTATCCGCCGTCATCTAGCCGGGCGTAGAGCGCGAGGGCCGCACCCGCGATGACCATGCCGCCGATGACCATCGCAATCAGGTCGCCGCTACTCAGGGCTTCCTTCTGGCCCTCGATAACGTCGACCATCTCCCTGACCGGCGGGACGAGAACGGCAGCGCCGCCGCCGGCAGCAAGCCCCGCGCCGCCGGCCGTGCGCGATTTCGCAATCGGCTTCGGGTTCGGCAAAGGCGCCGGAGCAAGCAGAACGGGTTCGCTCGCACCGCCTTCTCTCTCCTCCCAGCCCTGCCATTTGCCGGCACGCAACTGATCGGACTTTCGCGCCATGCGTCGCGCATAGGCGCCGCCGAGGCCTCCGCCATTGTAGACGTCCTCGATGCGTGCGAAGTCGCGGTTCCGAAGCGCCTCGCCCAAACGCTTGTTGTGCAGGAAACTCGCGAAGGCGCGCAGCTGGTGCTTCTCGCTGTCGCAGAAGGCTGCCCACATCTGCCGCGCGGATGTGAAGCCGCAAAGGCTGTAGTTGAAGCCCATGATCTGGAAGCGGCCCATGCTGATCGATCTGAGTGCGGCCTCCTCGTCGATCTCGATCGCACGGGCCAGCAGGACGTAGCGCTGATCGGCCGTGGCCTGGTCGCTGTAGCCGCCAGCCTTGGGCGCAATCCATTTCTTGCGCGCCAGACCCGCCTGCACCGCGCGCTTGCGGGCGGTACCGGACAGGTTCCTGTAAATCCAGTGCTTCTCGAACAGGATCTTGATACGGCCGTCCGGGAACCAGCCGAAGCCGTTGCTCTCCACCTCGGCGATCGCCTCAAGATCGGCCGGGTGACAGCCGATCTCCCTTGCCAGCGCTGCCATGGCGTCATCCGACACCGCTTCCGCCCTGCCCTTTCCAAGTTCCATGTGTCTATCCTTCCGCCCAATAAAAAACCCGGCTCAGAGGCCGGGTCTCGTTCGTGGTTCCAGTCGGATCCGGGAAGCCTATTTCTTCGACTTTCCGGAAATCTCGGTTACGTAGCCTTTGGATTTGTCCAGCCGGTGCGTCGCCGTGTCGATGATCAGATCCTCGTCATCGAGGCCGGCGCGAACGCGGGCGAATTTCAGCGGGGCACCCGCGCGGATCGACGTGTCTCCCGGCACGCTGACAGATGCGGTCAATCCGCCCCGCATCAGTTCCCTTGCCTTCGCCTGGGCTGCCTTGTCCGCTTCTGCAGGGCTCGCAAAGGGTTCCGGGATGCGATAGGTCGCCTCCCCGTCCGGATCCGCATCCACACCGATTTCCTTGCGCTTCGCCTCGTCGCGGTCCTGATAGTAGGCGACCACCTTCCTGTACTTGGCGCGGTCCGCGAACTGGTACCGGCATGTACCGGTAATCACCCGCTCCGGCGTGATGATCACGGTCGCAAGCGCCTGGCCGGACGCCGCCGCGCCAGCCCCCTTCTCGACAAACACCAGCCGCCCTTCCTTCACCGTGAAGAGCGCGTTGTGCCGCTCGGCAAGACGCTGGAGAAAGTGCATGTCGGATTCGTCCTGCTGGCCGAGCCAGTCATAGACATGCGAGCCGATCTTTCCGCTCACGACAGGCGTCAGCCCATTCTCGCCGGCGATCTCCTCGATGATGTCACCAAGGGTCTTGTGGTCCCAATGGCGCTCTTTCCGTTCCTTCATCTTGCCCGCGCGCAAATCGGCGGATCGGCCCGTGATCGTCATCGAATACGGCAGGCACCCGCCGGAAACCTGGTCGACGGTAAAGCCGCCCATGTCGCGCAGGCCTGCGCCCACATAGCCCAGCTGCACCCGGACAAGCGCGCCGCGGCGCGGCAGTGCGAGGAACGCCGGCGGACCATCCGCCAGCTCCATCGACACGGTGTCGGCGCGCGCGCCATCGCGATCCGCCACGGCCAGCGAGATCAGCCGTTCATAGAACGCCCCGGCGACCGGCTGGCCGTCGACCGTCACGATTGCTCTTGGTTGCATGGTATGAGCCTATTCGCACCAGCTCTGCCGGTGGCCGCCGGCAGAGGGACGGGCAAGGTGTTCCCCGATAAGGGTGGACGCGATCGCCATCCCGTTCAGTCCCACAAGGTCACGAGAGAAGCCGTCGGCTCGGAGAAGGTGATATCGGGGACAGTGAGGACCGTTCCCACCGGCAAGAACACGCCACGCGCCGCGATGCCCGGGTTGGCGTCGAGAAGCGTTTCCGTAGCTCCCGCCGTCCGCCCATAGGCGCGCAGTGCCACGAGGTCGACCGTGTCTCCTTCGATCGAGCGGATCGTCGTCACCATGCCCGTCTCCTCAGGCAAAAAGGGTCACGAAGGAATTCAGCGGCGATGCCGCCGGCGTTTCGGTATAGCGCAGCAGCTTTATCCGATAGGCATTCTTGCGCGGCTGCCCGAAGGCATCGTGATAGCTGCGGTCCTCGGAAATCGACTGGATCGTATGGTAGCCGAATATGGTGCCACCGAGAGAGACCATCATCAGGGCCACGCCCGTCTGTGCGGCCTGCCGCAGGCCTTCCAGGCTCGCGGTCCCACCGAACTCCTGCGGAAAGATCGCGCCCTTGATCTCGATCTCGTCTTCGCCGGGCCCGGTCCACTGCAGGGCGTCGAAGCGCTGTGCGACAGCCTGCTTCGCCCAGGGCGTGGAAAGGGTCCGTCCCACGTCCTCGTAGGAAAACCCCAGCGCCTCGAACGCGAAACCTCCAAGCGCCATTCCCGTCGGTCCTGCCATTTCTTGCGATCTCCGCTTGCTGCCCGGTTTCTGCCAATTCTAGTCGGTGTAAGCTTCCCGCAACGCGTTCCCAACCGCTTCGCCGACGGCCTTGCCCGCCTCCTCACCTATCGCGGCAGGATCGGCGTTTGTCGTCGCATGCACCGTTACCGAGACGGGCACGGAGAGCGCTGGCGGCGGGTTCATCACGCGCACATCCTGTGTCCCCTTCGGGCGCAGAAGAGCTTCGATCGACTGCCCCGAAAGACTGATATCGGCAGGCCCTGGCCGCCCGCCGGAAAGACTGGACTGGTGGGAGGACGGGAGCCCGGAGACAGCCGCCTCGCTGCGCCTGAAGGCAAGCGGTGCCTTGACGAAGCCTCCCTTGGTGTCTGCCCCCTTGCCGGACGCACGAAAGCCTCCGAAACTTCCGAGCGTGTAGTCCCCGCCGGGCGCCAGATGCATGCGGGATGAAGCCCGACGATTGCGTCGATGAACCTCGCCGATCAGATCCTTGTTCTTCGATTTGTCCGTCTGGTTCGACAGCGCCCAAGCCGCGGCAACTGCGCCCAGAGCGAGCGGGTGTTTTGCGATACGCCCCAGACGCGCCAGCATTCCGCCCTTCGCAACTTTTCCGGCAACTCCTCCGGCAACTCCCGCAGCGCCCGCAGCCGCTTCGCCGCGCAGGATCCACTTCACCGCCCTGTAGGCTTTGCCGCCAGCCTTCGCCAGGGAGATCAACTCGCCGGTCATCATGGCGATCCCGCCGGCGGCCACGGCCCAATCCACCGCGCTCATCTCGGCGCCGGCCTTGCCGAGCTGCGACAGCCCGGCCGCAATCACGGTCCAGCGCACCAGGCGGCTGCCAAGCCCGAAGGTGACCAGGGCGCCGGCCAGCTTCAGCAATTTCACGGCGGTCAGCCCCAGCACGATCGCCCCGCCGATCGACATGACGCTCCCCATCCCGGATATCCCCTCGCCGACCCCCGACAAGACCTCGACCGCGCCCTTGCCACCGGCGAGCGCATCGAAGGCGGCGCGGAAGTTCTCGCCGATCTCCTTGAACTTCAGGGAAATCTGCCCAAGCCGATCCGTATCGGCCTCGAACGTGGCGACGTTCCCGAAAATGCCGCCTTCCAGCCAGTCGCCCAGGCTGGACAGCATTCCCGCTCCATCCTTGAAACCAAGCCCCGCGCCGAGCCCGTCCAGCCCGGCCTTGATCTTGTCGAAGACCGTCACGCGCTGATCCAGCGTGTCGAAGATACCGGAGAGCCGTTCGGCGCCGGCGCCCAGCGGACCGGCCATGATCGAGCCCAGCTGGATACCGATCGCCCTCAGGTGGTTCCCCAATCGCCGGATGCGCCCTATGTCGGTCGCAACCTTGTTGGCATATTCCGCCTGAACCGATCCCGCGATCTTCGCCTCGTCGCCCGCCAGCCTGAAGGCCTGAGCAAGCAGCTTCGGGTTCTTCATCAGCTTGCCGAAATCGTCGGAGAAATCCTGCCCGACGAGATCCTGAATTGCCTTCGCGCCGTCCGGATCCTTGTTGAGTGCTTCAAACAGCGCCATCAACGCAGCCGGACCGTTCTCCTTCTTCAGTTTCGACCACTGCTTGAACGAGAGGCCGACCATCTTGAAGGCGCGCTCCACCTTCGGCCCGCCCTTCACCATCTTGTTGGCGAAGGCGTTCATGCCACGCGCCGCCGTTTCCGTCACGATGCCGGCGGCCGTCATGGCAGCGCCCACCGCCGCCATCTGGTCGGGCAGCAGGTTCAGCGTATCTGCCGCACCCGCCGCCCGGTTCGTGAAATTCAGGATCTCGCTCGCCTTCGCCGCCATCGAGTTCGACAGAAAGTTCGTCGTGTTGGCGAGGTGTTCGAACTTCTCCTGGTTGAGCGAATAGACGTTGCCGAGCTTGGCGAAAATGTTGCCGGCATCGCTCGCGGCCATGTCGAAGGCGACGGTCGCCTTGGCGGTGAATTCCGTGAACCGGGCGAGCCGTTCGACCGCAATGCCCGCCTGTCCGGCTTCCGCCATGATTTCCGTCAGGCCGCCGGCGGAGATGCCGGAGAGCGTCGTCGACATCTTGAGGATCTGCTTGCGCAGTTGATCGAGCCCCGCCGGCGTCGTGTCGATGACCTTGCGCACTTCGGCGAACTTGTCCTCGAAGTCGAATGCGGCACCGAGCGTATTGCGGAACCCGATATAGGCGCCGCCAAGGGCAACGAGGCGACGGGCATATCCGCCGATCGCACTCGCCGCCGCAGGTCCGGCCATGCGGTTGTTGAACCGGCTGCCCGCGGCCGACAGCCGGTTCAACGTGCCGAGAAGTCCCTTGCCCTTGCCACTGAGCCGGTCGTCGAGACCGATACGCAGCGTCGATTTCAGGAGGCCCATATCATGGTTTCCATGTCAGGTTTCCTTGATGACTTGCCCGATGCGCACAGCTATCGCGTGATAGGCGAGCGCGTCGTCGGCCCGCATGGCGAGGACCATCGGCAAGGGGGTGCTGAGGACGTGCGCGATCAGCGCCGCCGTTTCCCGCCAGGGGCGGCGGACGATCCTGCCGCCGAAAGCGGCGGCTAGGCGTTCTGCGTAAAAAAACTTCCCACCAGCGGCTCGATCTTTTTCAGGATCACGTCGAGGTCGCTCGCCTTGATCTTGCGCGTGACCGCCTCGGTTGTGCCCGAAAGAGCAGCGATCAGAAGGATGGTCTTGCCGATACCGCCCTGGGCGGCATCGGTCGCGGCCAGGTCGCCGAGTTCCGCCTCGCGGAAGGTCAGCTTGTCGATGGTCTTGCCGTCGTGGGTCACCGGCTTCTTGAGGGTAACCTCAACGGTTTCCGTTTCACTCATGGTCGTTCCTCGATTTCAGAAAATGAAGGGATGTGCTGCGGTGGCCGGCGCTCAGCCGTTCAGCAGCAGGGCGGCGCGGATGTCACCGGTCTGGGAGACGCCGCCGACCGAAACGTTGAAGGGGTCCACCTCGAGCAGCTCCTCGCCGTCGACCTCGAGCTTGTAGTAGCGGATGGAGATGTTGTGGTCGTTCTCGCCCACTTCGCCGGTCTTCCATGTGCCGGGATCGTGGCTCTTCAGAAAGCCGCGCATGTAGGCAACGGCGGGGTGGACCGTGCCGTCCTCGTCGACCAGCGCGCCGGTCGCCATGAACGACTTCTCCACACCGGGCTTCAGGCCGACGAGCTTGATCACCTGCGGGTCGAACGCCGTCATCTTGAAGCCGGGCTCCATCTTCTCGAACCCGAGCTTCACCTCGATCGGCATGACCATGCCGGCATTGCGCACCTCCTCCACCTTCTCGGAAGGAACGGGCAGCGTGATTTCCGACGCCTGCCCGATCTTCGAATACGTGTCGACGAAGATCGTGCAGTCGCGCAGGATGTAACGGGGGAGTTCCGACATGGGAAAACCTCAAGACATGGGCCGGTCGGTGCCGGCATCGTTGAAGGAATGATCAGGCGACGGTAAGCGCGCCGCCCTCGATCTCGCTGATCACCTCGGAAATCAGCCGGTCGTAATAGAGGATGTTGCGGTAGGCGATGATGCGGATGTCCTCCATCGGCGCCGGCGGCTCGAACTCGACGGAGAAGGTGACGCGGCCCTGGGCAAGTTCGGTCGCTTCGTTGAGATCGGCCTCGATCCACATCCGCCCGCCCAGGATCGCGCCTTCCGCCTTGAGCGTGCGCAGGAAGGCGTTGCCGCTCTCGATCGCCATCTTGAGATTGGCCTTCGAAAAGGGACGGTCGACGAACTCGAGGAACGCACTCTCGATCGCCTCGTTGATGAAATCCGCCGTGCGCACGACCGAGAAGAACTTCCACAGCGATTCCGATCCGCACCCCCGGTTGCCCCAGGTCCGGAAGCCCGTGCCGTCGATATTGACGATCGTGGCGACGTCGTTCTCGTTGAGATAGTCGGTCTGGTCGCCGTAGGAGATCGGCCGGTTGATGCCCGCAATACCGTTGATCAGCTTGTTGGACTCCGACCACCAGAACCCCTGTTCGCGGTCGAGCCGTGCCTGGACGCCCACGAAGTAGGGGGCGGCCGGCATCGGCAGATAGGCGTCCAGCGTTTCGTCCCAGACGAGCACGCGCGGATCCACCACCTTGATCCGGCGGGAATTGAGAAGCCCGCGATAGGCGACGGCCGCTTCGTCGGTCGTGTCGGGACCGTCGACCCATGCCACGGCCTTCAGCTTGTCGAGGACGCCCGCGAGTTCCACCACGACGGGATTGGCCACCGCGCCGACGGTCGCCGTCGCAGCCGCTGTCGTGCCGGTCTCGTCGGTGATGGTCACCGTGGGCACGCCGTAGCCGGAGCCGTGCCGGGTGACGGCAATCGCGGTGATCACGCCGCCGGTCACGACTGCCACGGCCTGCGCGCCGGCACCATCGCCGTCATCGGTTATGGTGATGGTCGGATTGTCGGAATAGCCCGTGCCGCCGGCGCTCACCTGGATTGACTGGATGCCGTCAGTCGGAGACCCGCCGGTATAGCCCGCCACGCAGTTCAGCCGCGGCTTCAGGCCGAGCATCGGACGCGCTTTCAGGAAGGCGTGAACGCCGGTCATGGTCGTCGGATCGCCGACAAGGTTCGTCCACGTCTCAGGCGTATCCGCCCCTTCCTCCACGCGCACGATCACCATGTAGGTGCCGACCTGCGCGTTGACGGCATCGACCGCGTCCTTCAGCGTTCCGGCTTCGCCCAGCTTTGCCGCCTTGGCAAACTGCGGTCCCTTGAGGAGGACCGGCGTGTTGAGCGGAAATACAGCCGCATCGGCATCGGGCGCGGTCCCGATGAAGCCGACGACGGCGGACTGCGCGGTCCTGATCAGAACCGGCGTTTCCGCCGATTGAGATACCCGCGTACCGTGATGGAAGGCGATATCCGCCATGGCTGTCTCCTTCGATGGTGCCCTTCACGCGGGCATGAAAAAACCCGGCGCAAGGGCCGGGCGGAAAACGATCTTTGTCTCGGCAGGACAGCGGCCTGCGAGCTGTGAAGCTTCAACCCGGTACGTCGCCCCTCCCTACACCCAGATCCGGAACACCAGCTTGAATTCGCCGTCCGTCAGATATGCGACGTTCGACGTGCCGCTGGTGTATGGCACGCCGATGGAAGAGGATTGCGAATAGGCCATTCCGCAGACCGTATCGTCGGCCCAGATGCCGCCCGCGCGCCACGAGCTGTTGTAGAACGTGGTCAGCGCGATCGGCACCTCGGCGCCTCTGACGTGTCCTGTGGCAGCACCGTCGACAACGCACCGCAGAACCGCGGCCCATTGCTTCGGCACCTCGCCCAAGCCGTGCGCCCATGTGTAGGCTCCGGTTGCGGAGACGTCGATTTCATCGCTTTCGATGATCTGCGGCCGGGCGGCCGCAAGAGCCGCCTTGAGCGTGGCTGCGTCCGGGAACTTGCCATTCGTGCCGGCAGTGACATCGGCCAGCGTCGCCTCGTTGATCGACAGCGTGCGGTTGGCCGAGAGATTGCCGCCGCCGGTGAGCCCGGTTCCGGCCGAAATCGTCCTGGACGACTGGACGAAGTTCGCCGCGGCCGATCCGCCGAGCGTTGCTGCGTTGATCCCGCCGGCGGCATTGAGAGCGGCAACCGCTTGCGCCGGCGACGACGGGCGAGCGTAGTTGTTCGTGCCGGGCTCTCCGCCCACCGCGACCTGTGTCATGAAGTAGTTGATCGTGCCGTTCAGCCCGGTGAACTCGGAGCGGAGAAGTCTGGCCGTAATGTCTCCGGCAGCATCCCGCCGGACGAGCGTGTTCGCCGCATTGGCGGTGGACGGGCCCGCGCCCTGCACGAGATCCGCGTCGAGCCCGGACCCGGCGCCATCGACGGTCTTGAGCTTGGCGAGTACATCGGCGGCCGTATAGCTCGCCGCCGGCAGCTTGGTCGCCAGGCTCGACAGGATCGCCGCGATGTCGCTGTCATTGTCCTGCAATGCGGCGGCAAGTTCGGCGATGGTGTCGAGCGCCGCGGCCGGCGCACCGCCCAGCAGTGTGGCGATCTGGGCGTCCACATAGGCGGTATCCGCCAGCCCGGTAATGGCGGCCGCGATATCGCCGGCGATCTGGACGCCCGTGCGCGCATCGGCAATGCCGTAGCCGGCAAGCGTCGTCGGCGTCTCCGTCAGGTCCGCGAAGGCGTGCGTGTGGCCGATGTCGGACTTCGTGGCAAGCCCCGCATTGAGATCCGCCGAGGTCGCCCGATCGGCGATGTCGGCCGCATGCGTGTCGAGCACGCCCTTGATCGAGCCCAGCACGGCTTGCACCGTGCTCCCCGTGAGGCCGGCGATCGCGGCCGCCGTGATCTTGTCGGCCGAGTAGTCGCCAAGCTGCGCGGTGATGTTGCCGGTCCGCCCAAAGATCGATGTGACCTCGGAGCCGACCGGCACATAGGAGACCGTCCAGCCGGAGCCGTCGTAGATCTTCTTCACCCCATCGACGGTGTTCCAGTACTCGGCGCCGGCCGCAAGCGGATCGCCGTTGAGGTCCGTTGCCGGATCGGTAGGGAACGCTCCCAGAAAGACCCGCGATTGCGCCGCATAAAGCGCCTGAAGAGTGACGATCGCGGCCTCGGAGCGGTCCGCATCGTCGGACGTCGCGGCCGCGAAGGCATTCGCGATGTCGGCCTTCTGGACGGCCAGGTCCGCCTTTTCTCCCGCGAGATCGGCGGCAGCCTGAGCGGCCTGCCGATCGGCCTCGACCGCATCGACGGCCGACATCACTTCGGCGATCGCCTCCGCCGTATCCGACGGCGAGGCCGCCGTGATCGTCCAGCCGCCATGTGCGCCAGCCCCCGACACCCGATCGATATCGACGGTGAGTTCGCCGGTGCCCGCATCCCAGGAGACGACCTCGCCGAGCATGGCGGTCTGCGGGCTCTCCATCCGGTAGATCGCCACATAGGCCGGCGGCGCATAGCGCAGGCGCTCGCCCTCATCGACGATGAAGGTCTTGCCGCCAGTCGCGACCTGGTGCTCGGTCTGGCTCGTCACCCGCAACATCAGGCCGACATTGGCCGCCTCGTAGACCTCATTGATCAGCGGCAGCAGAACGTCGTTCGCCTTCTCGCGAAAGACCACGCGGCCTTCCTCGATCACGGCGTCGAGCGTGTCGCGCTGGTCCTCGTTGGCGGCGATCCGCGCGTCCACGTCCTTGAACCGGCGGTTCCAGAATGAAGGATCGCCCAGATTGTCGCCGCGCTTGATCAGATAGTCGCCGTACCTGTTCGGCATGGTCGCTCTCCAGGATGGATCAGGCCGAGACCGGCGTCGCGCTGGCGATCGCGTCGGCGGGCAGCTCGTTCAGCACCTTGCCCTTGACGGTGGGATAGGTGCCGCGCGGACGGAAAGTCGTGCGGCGAAACGTGGTGACTTTGGCGAATTTCACCTCGTAGGTCGTGTCCGGCTCATAGGCGGGCGTTTTCTTGGCGGTCATGGGAGATCTCCTAGAATTCGATGTCGACGCGCTCTTCGACGAGAAAGACGTCGAGCGCGGTGGTGGTGGTGCCCGACGCGACGATCTGGAACGAGGCGACCGGGGCATCCAGGTTGAAGGTCATGACGCGGCGCAGCCGGTTGTCGGGCAGCGCGGTGTCCTCGACCACGTCCGGGCTCTCGTCGACGCCGCCGGCCCGCAGCACGGCGGTGAATGTGTGATGGGGGGCGTTCCAGTTGCCGAGCGACCACTCGACCCGCACCGTGTCCGACGCGCCCGCCAGAATGCGCGGCGTGGAGATGTGCTTGAAGGTCGTGCGCGGCCGCTCCACGCTCACCTCAGACCCGGCGAGAAACAGCCCGGCATGCAGATCCGGCGTGCCCTGGAAGACCGCCTGCAGCGGCAGCAGCGGCGGCAGGCCGGCGAGCGCGTTGGTGGAGATCTCGGAGACCGGCACCCAGCCCGTGTTGAGCTGCACCTGGAAGGTCAGGTCGCAGGCGTCAGGCGTTACCATCGACGAGAGCAGATCGATGCCGGCGATGCCGCCGTCGAGATTGAGCGGCTGCAGATCGACCGCCACGCGGGAGCCTGAGAACTTCGCAAAGCGCAGGCCGAACATCATGTCCTTGGTGATGTCGCCGGCGAAATAGGCGCCGTCCGTGCTGTAAAAGAACGTGCCCGAGAGATAGGCGCCGCCGTCCGCCATGCCGATATAGTGGTCGCCCTGCGTGGTCAGCACCATCGCGTAACGCTTGCCGGCGGTCAGGTAGGTCGGCGTGAAGCTGACCGTGGTCGCCGCCGGGTACTGCCTGAGATTGAGGAAATCGATCGTCGTCTGCTGGATCGCGTTCGCCAGATCGGGCGTGCCGGACGGGGTCAGTTCGCAGATGGTCAGATGCACGTTGCCCGACGTGCCGCGCCGCGTGAAAGTGAGATCGACGCCGGTCAGCCACCCGGCCTGCGAGTTGAGGAAGGTCTGCGCGACCTGGGCACCGTTCAGCGTGTAGGTCGAGGTGACGACGTCCCAATAGGGCTCCTCGTAGCTGTCCGTCCAGAACTGCGCGATGCGATAGGACAGGTGGTTGTGGGTGTGTTCGCGGAAGCTCTCGACCACTTCGAAGGTCTCGCCGTCGCGCGTGAAGATGTTGGTGACCGGGTCGTAGCTGCCCGACCGCCACCAGGCGGAATTCGTGCAGACCTCGAAGATCTGCCCGAACCGGATGCGCTGCCGCGACATGGCCTTCTGCACGACGTCAAACGAAGTCTGCGTGTACTGCGTGATCGACTGCTCGCCGACATAGCCGGTGACCGACGTGCGCAGGGCGCTCGTGAACTTCGGCAGCAACAGGCCGTTGGTCAGCGTCACCTGGGCGTTGATCGAGGAGAACAGCGCCAGCTCGCTCGTCGCCTTGTTGGCGGGAGCAAACCGGATGCCTTCCTCGACCTTGGCGAGATATTCCAGATCTTCCGTGTCGGTCTCGTCCTCGTCGAGGAAATGATCGGCGCCGTAATCGGCATAGTCATCCGGCAGGCCGGCGGCTTCCTTCAACCGCGCGACATCGCCGGCGACCTGAAACAGATCCTCGCTCGTCACCCGGCCGCTCTGAGCGTTGGAGAGGTTCGCGACATCGGTGGCGATGGTGGAGATCCGCGGCTCGGCGAGCGCCTGCCAGTCCTCGATCACGTCGAGACGCTGGTCGTTGCGCCGGCTGGAGGCCAGATCGTTCACCGTGTTGGTGATGATCTCCTCGATGCCGGTCGGCGTCAGGATCACGTAGGCGATCGCGATGCGGTCGAGCGGGATCGTGGGATATTGCGGATCGCCGCTTTCCACCCCGCCGATGGTGCCCAGATTGGCGATGCGCGCGCGCTCCAGGTTGACCTGGCGGGCTTCGGTTTCCTCGGTTTCCAGGTTCACCACGAAGTCGCGATATTCGGGCGACTGGTCGACGGACGCGCCCCAGACGACGATCGCCACCGCGACCTTGTTCGCCACCGGCTGATACTCAACCAGATCCCGCGTCGCGGCGGCCCGCGTCACGTACATCTTGCCGGCGCTCACATAGATGCCGGGCGCGATCGTCACCTCGAAGGTGCCGGAGCCGGTGACGGTGAAGCCGGCATAGGCCTGGCCGTCATGGATGGCGTACTTGACCAGGGCGTCCACACCGGCTTGGGCATAGTCCTGCATCGCCATGAAGTCGGAGGCCGGAACCTCCTGGTAGTCGTTGATGATCACCTGACGGTCGGTCATGCGGGGCTCCTCAAGCGCGTGTCATCCGGCCGGCGCGGATGTCCTGGCCGGCAAAAAGGGTTTGCCCGGCCGTAAACGGCCGGTAGGTGCGCGTGTCGATCAGGATGCGATCGGACAGCCGTTTGGCGGACTTGAGCGCGGCGAAGGTTCGCTCAAGCCGTGCCTTGTCCACGCGGGCGGCAAAGGCGCCGGCGGGACTGGCGCCCGCAAAGAAACTGTTCTTCAGCCCGCGGCCGGGGATCGAGGTCTTCAGCTCCGCCGTGTGCGCCGGAACGGCAAGGCGCGTGACGCCGGCGAACGCGGTTGCCTTGCGCGGTTCCGCCGGTGCCAGATCGTCCTGGATCGGGATGCGTTCGAAGATCCGTTCAGCCGCCGTCGGATACCCCGCATAGCGCATCAGCGCCGGAGCGCTCGCAAACCAGGCGCGGCCGATGGCACGCGGATCGGAGCCGATCGCCGGCAGGATGCCGTTGCCGGTGCCCGCCGGGCGGAGCGGGCGGGCAAGCGCCGGATCGTCGATGCCCGGTTCGGCCGAGATCGGCGCGACGGTGGACGCGGCCGTGGAGGACAACGCAAACCGGCGCCCGGCGGCAAAGGACGCCGCAAGACGGCGGCCGAGCGCACGCCGCAGGATCACGCAGCGGACACCGTCCGCATCGGTGGCGATGCCGATGACCGTCTCCGCGCCATCGCGGATCAGCACCGCGCGCGGGCGGCGACGTTCGGCCGCCGTCGAGGGCCAGGCGGTCCGGCGCGGCAGAAAGAAAGGATGCGCTGCGCCGCCGGCATAGATCGCCTTGCGGCGCCCAAACCCCGGAGAAGCGCGGTAGATGCGCACCTGCGGCAGGCTTTCCAGCCAGGCAAGCCGCTGTTCGACCGTATCGGAACCACCGGCAAAGAACTTCTCCGGCGGGCGATGAACGCCCAGGATCTTCGCCCCGGCCATTGCGGCGTAGGCTTGCATTCCGGCAAGCGTGCCCTTGATCCGGTGATGACGGACGGCCGCGCGGATCACGTTGCGCTTCTTCGCCTCGTCCCAGTCCCCGTCCCAAAAGTCGACGGAAAAGGCCGCGGCCAAGTGAGGCAAGAACTCCGCCGGACAGCGGTCCGGGCTCCACAGATCCGCGAGCGGAACGGGTATGTCCAGGACACGCGACGCAACGCGGGCAAGCGATAGCTCGAGCGCGGTCGCGTTGGCCGGCAGGATGGTGGCGCCATCGAAACTATTGGCAAATCTCACGGCAGCACCTCCATCGCAACCGTGATGGCCGAGCACCACAGCGCCTCATCCGCTGCGGCAACGAGATCGGCCGCGGGAGACGCCACGCGCACGGCCTGCACGTTGGAGACATGCGCGGCAGCAATGATCGAGGACAGATAGACGGCCTGTCCGACCTGGTGACGCGAGGCGGCCAGCGTGCCGAGCGCCGTCTTCGCCGCCGCCTGCAGCACGGCCGGATCCGGACCGGCCGGCACGACGAGCGTGACGGAGATCTCGAAAGCCGTGATGGTCGCCGGCTTGACGGTGACCGCATCGGTCAGCGGCCGAATATCGTCCTGCATCAGCCGAGACCGCACGGCTGCGACGAGGTCGGCCGAGGCGGTCCCGTCCCCTTCGCGCGAGAGCACCGCGACCGTCACAGCACCCGGCTGCGGCACGGAAAGCCCGACGCCCTTGACACGCGCGTCGGCAGCCCTTGCATGATACTCGTAGGCGCCGGCCGGCCCGGCTGCCGCGAAGGCTTCCAGCGACAGCAGGACGCGGGCGCGGAAGTCGGCATCGCTTTCCCCGGAAAAGCGCACCGTGCCGAAGAGCGCAGCGAGATGATCGAGATCAGAGCCCGCCGCATGGGTGATCAGCACCGCGCGCGCCGCATCGTTGACGCGCCCGCGCAGCAGCAGCTCGAAATATCCTTCGGCTTCCTGCGCGATCCGCAACGGATCGGTCTCCAGCGCGCCGACATCGTAGCCCGGCCAGAGTTCAACGAGCCGCGCCAGGCGCGCCACGATGATCGCCTCGTAGTCGAGCGTCTCGATGACGTCGGGCGCGGCAAGAGCGGTCAGGTCCGGGGCGGCAAAGCGGGTCATTGTCTCACCATCACGCGCGTCCGCGCGTCCTCCTCGATCGAGAAGTCGCCAAGGTGGCCGCGCGGGTAGTAGGTGCCGGAGAGCGCGAGGACGATCGAACCGGACGGCCCGGCGTCCGCAATTGCCACGGACCGCAATGCGAACCTTGGTTCCCACCGGTCGATCGCAATCGCGGCCGCCACGAAGACAGCCAGCACCACGCGATCATTCATGGGTGCATCGATCAGCAAGGGGATGTCGGACCCGAAATCACGACGCATGACGCGCGAGCCGATGCGGGTGGTCAGGATCTTCCCGATCGACTGCTCCACATGCGGCCAGCCTTCGAGCCCCTGTCCCGTGATCGCATCGACGCCGGAGGACGACACAGTCATCTATTCCTTGGCATCCGTCATCGTCGAGGCATTGCCCTCACGCGAGATTTTGCCCTTCGCCTTGCCTTTCGACACCGGTGCGATCTTGCCGTCGATCCGGAGGTACTTCGCCTCGCGCGCGGTGAGAGCCAGCGGCTCGCCGACATTCTTCCACGTCCCCGCGAAGAACCCCGCGATCGCGACCTCGTAGGTTTCGATTTCCATTGGCTTGCTCCTTCAATCAGCGGCGAAAACCCGCGATGAACCTTCGGCGATGGGATGCAATCCGGCAGACGATCCGTAGGTCACCCGGACCATGTCCCCGATGCGGGCGACCTTCTTCCCGCCGTCCTCGCCGAGTTGGACGGACGGCGATTTCACGATGACCTTCGGCGCCGTGACGGTTGTCCGCTCGTCGGCCACCTCGATGCGAACGCTGCCCTTCGTCACGACAGCTTCCGGCCCATCGTGCGGGCGCGGGTTCGCCGTCGAGGGGATCGACATGTCGATCTCCCCGTCGGTCAGGTCGCCGCTTTCGGAAACGACCGTGACCTGCTGCCCGACCGATGGCGGAATGTGCGTCTTGATGTCCCCGGCCGCGATCTCCTTCCACGGCATCCAGGGGCCCACATACGGCGTGCCGCCGGGTTCGGAGATCCGGACCCGGGCAAGCCCCTTCTTGTGGTCGATCTCGCTCACGGTGCCCGTCCGCTTGCGGTTGCGGGCGCGGCGTTCCAGTTCCGCCAGACGCCGATAGATGTCAGAGAACTGATTGGCCAGATCCTGCATGCTCATGCGGACGGCCCCGGCCCTGCGAGTGTCACGCTATCGAAATCCGGCGATGTCGCTTCCGCCTGAAGGGGAGGCGTGAGGTTCAACGCCCGCGCTTCGTCTGTCGAAAGGCCGCGTTGTGCCTGGGTGATCTTCCAGGCACGCGGATCACCGGCGACAAGTCCCCTGATCACCGGCTCCAGAAACGCAAGCTCTGCGTCGCCGGCAATAAGCGCCAGGGCTTTCGGCCAGATGCCGGTGAGAGCGGCGCCGACTGCCGGGTCGCGCAAGGTCTTGCAATGCACTTTCACCTGCCGTCCGGCAAACCGTGGTCCGCCGTCCGCCTTTGCTCCGCGCAAGATATCCACGGCGACAACCTTGGAAACGATCGAGCGCCAGAGATCCGCCCATTCGTTTTCCGGATCCATCAGCGCCGCGAATGCCTGCCGGTGCAGCACATCCAACGTCAGTTCAAGGCCGGCGTCGGTCACCGGCATGCCTTGCTCGGTGATCTCCCGCCCGCCCTCGTCCCGGACCGACATCTGCGCCGTGATGCCGAACTCCAGCACGAGCGCCATCTCCGCAGCGCCTTCGAAGAGATCGCGCCCCACCGGTTGCGAGCGCCCCTCATCCACATAGACCGAAATGAAGGGCTGCTTTTCTTCAGCCGCTGCCGCATCGATTGGCGCGATCTCGCTGTCGCGCACGGCCTCGCCCGCCCATGTCGCGCCCGACAGCGCCTTGACCGTCGACAATCGGAGAAGGAGACAGACCAGGCTCATGACTTGAGGCTCATTTGCAGGACGAGACGGCTGCGCTGATCAGGATCGACACGGGCGACTTCGAAGCGCGGCGCCCCCGAACGGTCCGTCGCGACAACCTGGTCGCCCTTGCGAAGCGTCAGCGCCGCCGGGTACGCATCCGGATCGACATGCAGTTCGGCCTCACCGCCGGCAATAAGCGTCGACCATGATCGGGATCCCACACCGCCAAGATCGTCCTGACCGCCGGATACCCTGAGGTGCGCGGCGTCGATATCGAAGGCTGGACGGTCGGGATCAGACACCGTGTCGTACTGCCCGCGCCGCATCGGCTCGACCCGAACGGTTTCGCCAAGTTCGGCATCGACCACCCGGCGAAGCGCCGCCAGGTGGTCTTTCCAGGGACCACTCACCCGGTTGTCTCACCGGTGGCAGCCTGGGGCTCGGCGGACTTCCCCGCGGCGCCATATGCGACCGCGAAGCGGTTCTCGATCAGGCTACGCCCATAGCTTTCCGGCACCGATACGGGCTTGTGCGGTTCAACGCACAGATCCTTTTCGGTGCCGGCGATCTGCTTGGGGATGATCAGGCCCCGGGGAGACATGATCCTGATTTTCTTCTCAGCCATGATTCCCCCCTCAGGTCAGCGTCAGCTCGCGCAGCGCCTGCGGACGCGTGCAGAGCGAAACCGCGTTCATCTGCACTTCGAGGTGCCGCCCCTTGCCGTTCGCCATCTTGTACTGGTGCATGTAGAACGGCAGGCCGAGTGGAGGCAGCTCGTTGACCGTGTCCTCGTAGTCGGGCGGCGCGAACCGGGTGATGAAGAGTTCGGGAACGCCGACAGGCACGACACGCGCCTTGTTGGCGGCGATGTAGGACGCCCCGAGATCGGTCGTCGCCTTCGCCCCCGTCTTGTAGCGCTCCCATGTCGCTCCGCCGAATTCGAACACGTCCGGCACATCCTGGCGCAGAACGACCGCGCCGGCGTTGTACATGAACGTCTCGCGCACCGACTTGTGCTGCCACATCGTCTTGTGAAAGTCGCGGCCGGTGAAGACGTGCAGGCCGGAATAGGGTTCGTCGAGATCGTCCTCGATCGAGTAGACGACATCCTGCCAGAGGCTCGAGACGTTGGTGGCATCGACATCGAGTTCCAGAGAGACCGGCGCGGGGACCGCGATGCCGAAGCGGCTGTAGAGGTCCTCCAAAACTGCGCCGGACTTCGACGTGATGATGCCCTTGACGGCGCCGACACGCTGATGCTCCAGCGTCATGGTTAGGTCTTGCCCGTGCCGAGCCCCCTTCCGCTCGACCCGGTCCTGCAGGGTCTCAAGTTCGTCCGTACTGCCGAAGCGAATGATGCCCTGCACTTCATCGGCCCTGACAGCGTCATCACGTTGGTAGTGGGGGATATCGAAAGGCAGCTTGCGACGCTTTTCGTCGTCGACGGTCTCACCGGGACCGCCGCGTTCCGACGGCTCCACAAGCCCCAGCTTGCCGTCGCGCAGTTCGATGGAGACGCGGGTCGAGGTTACCCCGTCTTCATCAAAAATCCCGGTCGCAGAGATCTGGCCGGGACGGTAGGGTTCGGAATTGACTGCGGCGGTAAGGCTCCGCATGGAGAAGCCATCGCCCTCCCAGATATCGACTTCATCAGGCATGATCTTCTCCTTAGCGCGTCTTGATCCCGGCCGAGCCGAGCTGTGTCTGTTTCGCCCTCACCTTGGCGGCGCTGTCGACCGAGGCGTGGTAGATCAGCATCGGCGCCTTGACCTCGGCATCGGCCGACGTCACCACGGCCTCGACGTCCGCGGCGGTAGCGTCGACGCCGTAGCCGAGGATTGCCGAGGCGGTCTCCGCCCCCTCCTTGCCGGCGGTCTCGGCATCGGGCGAGACGACATACGTCTCCGTCGCCGTCACCTGGCCGAGGACGGTCCCCGCCTCGAGCACGCCTTCTCCGGACGCGATCGTGACCACGTCGCGCGACCGGCTTCCGTTGGCCTCGCTCAGCAGGTACGCGAGGTTGCGCGCCTTCTCCGTTTTCATGTCCATGGTCGTCAGCCCTTCTTCTGTGCGTCACGGCGCGCGGCGTAGATCGCACCCGGCTTCAGCGCGGTGCGACGACCGCTCTGGCCGTCTTCGCCGGATCCCTTGACCTGCCCGGGTGCGGCCTGCCCCGCCGCAGCGAGGCGACGGCGTTCGAACTCCGCCGGCTTCGGGTCGTCGTTGGCCGGGCTTGCAGCCTCGCCCGTCGCGCTTGCCGTCGCCTTCGGCGCTGCGGCCAGCATTTTGACCGCATCCGCGCTCGACGTTTCGGTGTCGTAGGCGAGATGTTCCGCAAGCCCTTCACGGCCCTCGGCCTCTTCGCAGGTCATGATTGCCTTGATGCGAGCCTTGGCTTCGGAAGCACCCTCCGATTTCGCCGTAGCCCGTTCGGCGGCCGTGGTGTCGTCCGCCGCAGTGTTGCCAGCCATGGATGTCTCCTTGCTCTGACGGGTGGGAGCGGCGGTCGCCGCCTTCGACCGGTCGTCATCATCGAACGACCAGCCTTTCCTCGACGCGAGCGCGACGAGTTTCCTGGGAGTGTCTGAAAAGATCCGGTAGTCGAAGGCGGTCGCGGCAAGCGAGCGGACCTTGTCCGTGCGATCCGCGTATCCCTGCTCGACGGCCTCATCGCCCGTCATCCAGGTCGTGTCCTTCATCGCCTGGCGCACCTCCTCGACCGCCTGTCCGCTACGATCGGCATAGATCGACGCCATCTGGTCGGCCTGCTTGTCGAGCAGGGCGCGCGACTTCTCGTGGTCTTCGGCCGTTCCGAAGGCGTATCCGGCCGGATCGTGGATCATCATCATCGCGCCGGACCGCATGACGATCTCGTCGCCGGCCATCGCGATGACGGAGGCCGCCGAGGCGGCGACCGCATCGACGATCATCGTGACCTGGCCCTTGTGCGCCGTCAGTGCGTTGTAGATGGCGATGCCGTCGTCGATGTATCCGCCACCGGAATTCACCCGCACAGTCACGTCGTTCGACCACCCGTGCTCGGTCAAGGCTTCCTGGACTTCGAGAGCCGTGAACCCTTCGCCCCAATAGCTCTCGCCGACGAACCCGTAGAGCAGAAGTTCGCCGTTCGAAATCGTCACTGACATGATTGTCTCCTCAGCCGAACCGGATCCGGCGGGCATAACGCCGCCTCTTCACGCGGCCGCCATTCTTCAGGATGCAGGCGTCTTCGAACTTCGCGATCTCACGCTCCAGAAGCGTGAGGTTGGCGCGGGAATATTCGACCTCCTCCTCGCCGAACCGGACGCGCTCCGCCTGCCCGCCAGCAACAATCGTGAGGCGGATCGAGCGAAGCCTCTCGGCGACCGCGCACGGATCGCTCGTATCCAGAACGTCATTGCGGATCCTGATTTCGCTCATGAGGTAACGTCCTTCGCGGCCGGCCCGTCGGACGGATCGGTGTTGCCCGCGGCAGTTGCCCGCTCATACGGACTGCGCATGCCGACCGCGAGGTAGCGTTCGTGCGTGCGGTGGCGCTCTTCGAAAAGCTCGTCCGGATCGACGCCGAGTTCGGCGGCCTCGATCTCTACCGACGACGTACCATTTGCCAGTCGCTCGCTTGACGCTTTCGCGCTCCTCAGATCATCGGCGGTCGGCTTTGCCGGGCCCTGCCATTGCGCCCATGTGACGTCATCCCGGTTGGCCTCGAACGCTGCGAGTCCGCCCTTGAGCGGGAGACGCCCTGTCGCGATCTCCTCCTCAAGCCAAAGCTCGTAGACGGTTTGTGTAACCGGTGCCGCGATCCGTTCCCGCCGCCGGGCCACGACCGGCCAGATCGAGGAATTCTCCATCCGCGTCGACGAATACGTCGCGTTCGTGTGATCCATCGTCAGCGCGCCGTAGGTGATCCCGACGGAGCGCGCCATGTCCCGGCTGAGACTTGCAGAAAGCGGCTGGTACTGCGGACCCGGCGTATTCGCCGTCTTGAACTCGAAGTCCTCACCTGGCGCCAGATGCGAAACCTGAGGATCGCTTCCGACCGTCAGACGACTTTCGGCCGCCCGCTCCAGGCTGCCGTTCAGATAGCCCACAAACTCCGAGACGTATTCCGACCCGGAAGAAGACGAATCCTCGCCGCGAATATCCTTGATCGCATCCAGAGCCTCGAAGGCGTCGGCCGACGGTTGATCGCTCGTCAGGACCGCGGCAAAGAACGTCTGAAGGATCGACGTCTGCAGGGTGACGTCTTCCAGCGTCTCATGCTGCAGGTGCTTGCGGATCCCCGCCGCCATGACCGAAATACCGCGCACGTCCGTCGCATCCACCGGATCAAACACGTGGAGGAATGCTGTGCGGCCTTCTCCGTCACGCGCCGGATAGCGCACTTTCGTCCAGAACCCGTTCCGCTTCTCCTCCAGCAGGAAGGCGGACACCCGACCGTTGTCGTCGTGATAAACGCCTTGGAAAAGCCCTGCGAATTCGTTCGTGTCCTGCACGAGCCGGGTCGGGGGCACGAGGCAGAGTTTCGTCCCGGTCCGGATCCCATAGCGCCGGCGCACCGATGCCGGCATGTAGTCGAGAATCCCGGTTACCTCGCCGTAGACGATGTGCCAACGAAGCGCGATATCCACCTGTTGCGGCAACGTAAACTTTCCGCGAAAGTCGCATTCAGCCGCATTCCACGCGTACTTCTTCCAGCGCTTCTTCACCAGCCGGATGAAGTCCGTCGTCTCTTTCTGGTCATATCCCAGATGCGCGAGATCGGGCTGCGGGTTCAGCACCAGCTCGACCCCGACCGTATCGGCGAGCACCTGGTCGACCATGCCCTTGAGCCGGCCGGAATTCTGCACGATGTCGAGAGCGAGGGACGCCGCCTGCCGCCAGGACCGCCGGATATCATCGCGGCTGTCGGAGAGCGACGCATGTCGCGAACGGATGATGCCCGTCGGCGTGTCGCGCAAGTAACGCGCGGTCGACCGAGGTCCGGCGCCACCAGCCGATTTCGCAGGCTTCTTGCCTGTCAGCCGCTGAAGGAACCTCATCGACGCTTCCACTTGTTGCGACGCGCCTCGCGCTTGCGCGACCTATCTGGCGCCGGCGGCTGATCGTTTTGCGTACCAGACGGTGCCGAGGCCGGAGCCGGCCCCTGCTTTGCAGATGCGGCAGCCATCGCTTCCAGCCGTACACTCAACGGTGACAGCAGATCGGGATTGCGCAGTTCTTCGGGAACGCCACGCTCCTTGGCGAGCATCAGCCAGTCGGCTTCCGTCTTGCGGTGCAGGCCGAGGTGATCGGCCATCGCCATCCCGTAGATCCGGCAATCGAGGAGGTGGTTTTCCCCGCTCTCCTTCCAGACCTTGCGCCGGCGCCCCCGATGGAGTTCGTCCGTCAGGTATTCCGCCGTGATCTGCTTGAAGAAATTGACGCCGAGAAACGCGCCGTAATGGCAATAACCGGGCGGGTCGAACTCCTGTCCGCCGGACATCCCGACCTTGCGCAGGTTCGTGTAGAACTCAGCCTTGAGCGACCAGGTCCCCACAGGCCAGAGCGTGGCGCCACGACGCTTCTTCTTGCCACCGATCCGGATATCGACCTTTGACGGTGTGCCGATCGCCGGCGTTGTCCATCCCGGCAGTCCCTTGATCGCATAGGCGCGGGGCCGTGAGCGGACGAACGTATAGACCTGGTTCGCCCGCCCGCCGTCGCCGGCATCGATCGCCATCGCATCAAGCTGACGCTGGCCTCCAAAGGAATCGGAGAACCACTCGTCGTAGAGCGCGGCGAGCAGGAGAAACGCCCCGCCATTGGCGTCGGTCGTATCGCCTTCGAGCCAACGGGCCGTTACCGTCCAGCTCTGCTTGTCGGGCGCGAATGCGATGACCTCCGCCCAGATCCCGGTGTGCTGGACGTCGCATCCAGCGGTCAGCAGGAGCCCGCGCGGCGGGATCACCCCTTCCGCATACTCCTCGCGCCGCTCCATCAGGCGCTCGAAGTCCGGAGCATCGCCCCGCATCTCGTAGGCAAGCCCGAGCCAGATGTTCCAGAATGTCTTTTCCTTGCGCGGATCGCCCTTCGCCTGGACGAACTTCTCCGCGATCTTGTCCCAGGTCGTCAGCTGCGACGTCAGCGCGTCTACATGGAAGGACGGATAGAGGCCGTCCTCCGAGTTCGTCGCAACAAATTTCGCGGTGCGCAGCATCGCGGGTTTTTCGTGCGGCTCGATGATGCAGCCTGTTTCCTGACAAACGTAATAAGGCTCGTAAGGCGGCTTCGTCTTGTGTTTGAAATTCTCGAACAGCAGCCGGATGCGCGCGCCACATTGCGGGCATTTGCAGAAGAGGAACCGCTGATCGCCGGCCTCAAAATCAGCATCGATCCGGCTCGAGCCCTTGATCGTGGGCGTGGAGATCTCGAAGATCTTCCAGTCGGCCGACGCGTGGAACGAAATGAACCGGCCTTCAAACAGCTCCCACGGATCGCCCTGCCCTTCCAGGTCGTCCGGCCATTCGTCGACCTCGTCGGCAACCGCATATTTCAGGGTCTTCGAGCGGAGGTCCGGCGCGGAATTCGCGTTCAGCAGATTGAGCGTGCCGCCCGGAAACTTCTTCTTCTTCGCTGTCGAGCCATCGCCGGAACGCGAAAGCTGCTTGCGGATCTTCTTGTTGAGCGCCGACGTGTGCTCGATCGTCGGCGTCAGCTTCTCCGAATTGAAATCGTTGCGCGCCTCGTCGGTCGGCAGGACATAGGCCATGTTGGCCGGTGCCCCTTCGATCAGGGAGCCGAGCCAGGCAAGCCCCGCAATGGACAAGCCGGTCTGTGCCGACTTGCGCACCACCACCCGATTGTGTGGGCTGTCCGGCCCGAGCAGGTCGATGATTTCGGCAACGTAGGGGGTGAGCGTCGGGTCCCAGCGCTCGGAGGCGCGCGGCCCGTCAGGCACATACAGATGATCCTTTGCCCACGCGGACGGAACGATCGGCTTCGGCGGAGTGAGAACGGCGGCAAGAGCGCCGGCAACGATCGGAAGCGCCTTGGCGAAGGTCGTGTTCATTCCTCGTCCCCGTCGCTCTCGTCTTCGCCCAGAAGTCTCATTTTCTCTGCAAGCTTCAGCCGCAGCTCGCGCGCCTTGATCTTCAGCGCATCGCGCAGTGCCGGGACGCCGCCGCGGGACACGGCCGCTGCCAGGTCGTCAGCACCGGCCGGCAACTGGTCGATTGCCCGCACCAGACTTTCCGCGCACCGGATCATCGCGTCCTCAACCTCCGCAATCGGCAGAAGTTGGCCGCGCTGCTTGGCAAGCTCGATTTCCTTGAGATCGGCGTCGTATTCGGCCTTGCGCGCCTGCTGGTAGCTGTAGGCCTTTGTGTTCGATCCGGTCGGCGCGTCGGCATTCGTCGCGTCCATCTCGGCCGACATCTGCCGCGTCGTCTCGGCACCGGCAAGCCGCGCCGGATCGGTCACTTCGTCCGCAGCGGCATCCCACTGCGCGACATTCACCAGCGTCCGTCTACCTTCCCGGCGCACGGTGACCAGCCCGGCCTCCTCGAACCGCCTCAGGCGCTTCGAGATCGCCGGGTGAGAAACCCCTTTCATCTCCGCCAACTGACGCACGCCGACCCAGATGCCATCGGTAACCGGTTCGCTCATTTCGGTAACCTTGGTAACCTTTGGTAACCCGGCCCAAACCCTGAAAAACTAGCCCACTTTCGCGCGGCAGCGCGCCCGCGGGGTTGGTTGCGGGGGTACGGTCCCTAAGGGGTTGGGGGTGCCTGGCCCGAGGCCGAGGCGGGTGTTTTTCAGGAGGCCGTGCCCTGCATCAGGCGGCGGATTTCGTGTTCGATCTTCGGCGGCAGTTCGCGTGCGGCGGTTTCGTCGAAGGCCTTGCGGCTTTCGTCCTTCACGATCTCCTTCGGGACCGCCGGCCCCCACATCTTCTCGATCGGGAAGCGATCCGCACTGGTGCGGTGGAAAACGTGGCCGCCGAGCGCGCCGATGCGTGGGCCGAACGCGCTCTTGAACACCTGGCGCTTGCCCCAAGGCGCGGCCGACACACCACGACGGACCTGTCGGGCCTTGAACTCTTTCAGGCTGATGAAACCGCCGCGCGAAATGATCAGGTATTCGAGCGCCTGATAGTTCGCCCGGATCCTTTGCAGTCCGCCCTTTTTGGTGACCTTGCTCTGGCTGAGCCCGACCTGCTTGGCGACGACGCGGCGAACAATCGTGAACGTCTTGTCACCGGTGCGATTGATCCCGCGCCGAAACGCGGCCCGTGCCTTGTTCGAGCCGAGCGTATTCCTGGCTGCGGCCGCGAGGCGGACGACGCCGCCGCCCTCCCACTGATAGGTGACAGCCGACATCCATCCGCCCACGAAAAAACCGGCTCGGGCGCCCTGCCCGGCCGGTTCTGATCTCCAGATCTAATCTAGCGTGAGAAAGCTATGTCAAATCCAAGCCGCGAGTCAAGCGGTCTTGCGGGGTGGCGCATCAGCCATCGTGTCACCACGTACGCCGTGTTCGCGGAACACCACGCCCACCAGCGCTTCCGCATCCGTTCCGATCCACGGCTCGAACGGTGCGCGCGGGCCGGTCGCCTCGTGGTCGGCGAGCCTGCCGCGAAGCAATGCCTGAAGGAACGCAAGACCCATCCACCACGCCTGATATCGTGCCCAAGCCTCGCGCGTCACCTCGATCGACGGGCGCAATTCCAGTTCGCACCCGACGACATCATCCCGCCAGCCGCGCAGGCCCTTCACCCGCTCGCGGATCAGCGCCGGCTTTCCGTTCGCCCCGATCACCGCCCGCAACTCCGGCCGATAGTCCCACGACGGCCGCCCGCCGGTGATGCCGTAGCAAATCACCATCCCGCGCGCGTCCGGCTCCATCGACCTGATCGCATCCCCGATCGTCAAAGCATCGCGATGGATATCCCCCGAACCGAACCGGCTCCCGCCCCGGCCATCGACCAGCGTGCCCAGTTGCGCCAGCCGTTCGATCGGCTCCCACGCCGAGGCGGCATAGCCGGCCCCGTATGCCTCCTCCCCGAATTCATGTGCGACGCCCTGATCTCCCAGCGTCCAATGCACCAGCGCTTCAATGTCGATGATTTTCCGCATTCTGCCGCCCTTCCAACCTATCTAACCTTGCCAACCTATAAAAAGAATAGGTTGGAGCCGAATACACACTTCATATCAATGCCTTACGCCCCGTTTCCAACCTATCCAACCTTTCAAGCCGCTGGAGAGAACAGGCCGGAAGGGGGAAACGCCATTTCCCCTTGGCGCGCGTGCGCACGCGAGGCCTCAAACAGGTTGGATAGGTTGGCAAGGTTGGCAACGGCCTTGATTTCGAAGGCATTTTCCCCTTCCAACCTTGATGGATAGACGTTGGAAAGGTCGGATACCCCACCAATCCTGTCTCTCGCACCCGGCGTTATGCGGCTTCACTGTCAGACGGCCAATCGACCGCCTGTCCCAACCCGGCTTCGAATGCCACGCGCGCCTCTTCCAGCGCGGGAAACCGGTAGAACCACGCCTGCCCGCCCACCTCCTCGTCATATCGCCGCACCGTGCCGACACACGGCAGCACACGCTGCATCTTCATGCCGAACACCGTCTGCTCCGATCGTCGCTTGATGCCGACCTTGTCCGAGACCTCCAGGTAGTAGTCGAACAGCCTCGATTTCCGCACCAACCCATCGACCGGCCAGCCGATCGCCCCCTTGATCAGGTTGCCCTCGTAGAGCCGCTCGAACAGGAACGCTTCGACATGGTCGAGCGACCGGATCTTCTGCTCCAGCAGGCTCGCCGTGCGCGGGATCGATCGCAGATTGACCGCCGACAGATCGAACGCGAGAAGATCGGCCAGCAAGGCCTCCCGCCCGCCATTGTCCAGCTCCTCGAACATCTCCTCGAAGTAGCCGTGGTTTTCCTTCACGCCCGCGGACACATCGAGCACGCAAAACCGTCGCTCGTCCTTGCCGGCAGGCACCACCCAATCCTCGTTCGATGTCATGATCAGGCGGACGTAATTCTTGATGCGAAACGGATCGACGCCCTTGGACTCGATCATCTGCGTCGCGGAGGTGACGAGGCCCTTCAGCCGCCCCTCGGCCGCCTTGTCCCCCGCCCACACGGCTTCTTCCGCCTGCAACAACAGGCATGAGGCCATGTGCGCATTGAATTGCCCCGTGATGTAGCGAGGATCATCGACAGCGAAGTAGTGCTGCTCGATCAGCGAGCCGATCACCTGTCCGACAATGGTCTTGCCCGTCCCCATCAGTCCCCGGAACACGATCGAGGTCCCGATCCGTTCCCACGGCCGCTGGACAAGATGAGCGAACCACCCCCACACCCATGTGAACAGGTCCTCGTCGCCCCCGCAGACGTTGTTCAGCATGTGGTCGCGAAAGACGGTGTACCGGCCGGCGTCCGCGTCCGGCTTCACGGAAAAGCCGCGCCACAGATTGAGATATCCCGGCGTGCCGCCATCATCATCGGGCGAGGGATGAAATTCGATCCCGTCATACTGCCGGCGGTCCTTGTCACACATCCACCGCTTGGCCCAGGTCACGGTCTGGACCTTTCCATCTGAGAGAATCTGCGTGAACTTGTTCGCATAAAGTGCGCGAAACGCTTCGAGTTGAACGATCCGCACCCGCTCTTCCACTGGCGCATCCGGTCGCTCACGCACCATCACGGCCTTGGATCCGACCAGAACCAACGCCCATTCCTCGTTCAGCTTCTTGACCGAGTAGCCCCACCGCTGCGGCTTGGGCGCCTCCTGAGCCCCATCCCCCGAAGGCGGCGCGCCATCCCCGCCGCCCTCGTCCTGAGCGGGATACTCTTCCACCGGGCGGTCCATGATCTCCCCGTAAACCTCGGTGCTCATGCGTTCCCCCGCGCCGGCGCGGTGCCGGTTTCCTGGCCGAGCGCGGCTTGCGCGCGCTCCTTCAGCCTGTCGTTGAAATCCTCGCCCTCAGGCGCCCAGACGGATCCGATCCGCCGGCCCGGTCGCGCCCATCGGGCGGCCGCGCGGGCATGCACCTGGCGCGCGGTAAATGCGTCGCTGTCGCTGTCGCCCAGCATCAGCACCTCGCGCACGCTGTCGGGCAGCATCAGCGCGCGCAGTGCGCGCGGCGTCTCCGTGTCCGGCACCGGCCCGGGCACGCGATCCGGCACCACCTTGCCCGTCTTCGTCGTGTGCGTGGCGCTCGGGTGCGCCACTGTCGCCATGGCCGGCCCGCCCATCGACTGAAGGTCGATCGAGGTCGCGTACGCCGTCGCGGCGATCCCGTCGGCCCCGCGCACCGCTTCCTCCGCCTGCCAGTAGGAGCGCACCGTCTCCACGCCCTCGCCGATGCGAAGCCGGCCGATGCCGATGCCGACGCGGCGCGGATCGCGCAGCAGGATCCACCCGCGCGCCTTGGAGCCGCGTATCTTCTTGGCCGGCAGCCCCTCGCCCGTCGCCGGGTCTATCAGGCGCACCTTTTCGCCCGCATGATCCGGGTCGAACCAGGTGATGTGCACGCCCTGAAAGCGCAGGTCGTCCCCGTCGGCCGGGCCGACGATCGCCGCCAGAACCGCCGGGCCGGAATAGATCAGCCGCGGCTTTTGCCCCTTGCCCAGCGCCGGCGCGTAATAGGGCAGATCCTCGGCGAACCTTAAGGACGGATAGACCGCGCTGCGCTCCCCCGGCCGGCCCGGCGCCCAAAGCCCCCGGCCGCGCCAGTAGATCGTTTCTCCCGGCGATCCGGCAAAGGTCCGCCCGGCGGTCCAGATCTCCCGCGCCCGGCGCAGCTCGCGTGCGCGGTAAATGTTGTCATCCCGCGCATCCGCCGCGGCCTTCGCCGCCCGCTCCGCCTCCAGCGCGGCTTTCTGCTCCGGGCTCAGCTCCGGCGCATCCCGCTTGCCGCCCAGGCTCTCCACGGCTTCCACGAAGGTCAGCCCGTGCCGCTCCATCAGATAGCCGATCCCGTCGCCGGCCGCCCCGCAGCCGAAGCACTTGTAAGTGCCGCGCCGGTCGTCGCAGTGAAAGCTCGGCGTCTTCTCGGCATGAAACGGACAGCACGCCCAGAAGTCCCCGGCATGCGCGTTCGTCTTTGCCCGATCCCAGGTCACATCGCGCCCGATGATTTCGGAAATCGGGATGGCTTTGATACGGTCGAGTTCGTGGTCGGGGAAGGTCATTCCGCCGCCTCCGCTTCATCCGCATAGCCCGCCCATTGCTCAGCCGCGGCCGCCATCATTCCGGGAAATGACCTGCTTCTCAGCCGCGCCCGCTCCGGTCCCGGCGGCATCCGGTGGACCCGGCTCCATGCGCGCCACTCCGCGCTGCCGCGTACCGGTTCTTCCAGCCGATCCGACGGCCTGAGAGTGGGCACTCCGCGCAGATACCATCCCGTGGATTTGTAGAAGGGCTCGCCAAACCAGAACGGCTGCACCATTTGTGGCGCCGGCAGATCCGCCGGCATCCGGTCACGTGCCAGATCGTTCATTTCCGGGTTCTCGATCGCCACCCGCTCGATCGGTGCTTTCCAGCAAGCAGTGAAAACGCTCACACCGAGATCGAATTCCGCCCGCATGTCGTCCCACGTTCTGCCAGCCGGCAGGCGCTTCGGCGGTGTCCATTTCCCGGGTCCGCTCATCCACCGCCGGCCAGAGCGGCACAGACGTGTGCAGGGTGGATGCATCACCGCGAGCAGATCCCAACCCCAGGCGAGAATTCCGTCGCGGATATCGCAGATGATGTGCCGGTTGCTGCCATCCTCCGCCGGCTCCAGATCACACGACCATACGTCGTGCCCGAGCGCGGCAAACGCGCGACGGGCGATTCCGGACGTCTCGCAGCCGATCAGGATGCGCATGCCACCCGCCTCCGCTGTTCCACCCTGCTTCTGTCCCTGACAGCCGCCAACAGTTCCGCAATCCGGCACCGTTGCCAGCGCCCTTCGGCCTCCAGGAAGGCGATGTAGTCGGCATCGCTTGCCGTGCGTTCCCAGCGCATTCGCGCGCGTTCCATCGCGCATGCCGCCGCAGCCAGATCCCGCGAACTCATGCCTGCCCTCCGTATTCCTTCCGGGATTGCCGTTCGCCCCGGCCTGGCGCTAATCCATGTGAGAACATAACAGGTACATGTGAGGCATTACCCCCATGCGAAACAAACGCAACGCGACGCTGTCCGCCGAAGAAGCGAGAGAGGCCATAGACGCGCTGAACGCCTGCCGCACCGTGCTCAACCGGCTTTCCACCAACCTCACCCCGACAGGCGAGGACTACGTGACCCTCTCGGCTCCCATTGAAGCGTGCTACGCCACGTCCGAGCAGCTTTGCCGCCGTCATGGCATCGACCGATATCGCCATGTCAGCTTTCTGGGCCGGAAGTGAATCCGTCATCCCGCGTCCTCCGTCAGGATCTGGAAAAGCCGGCCGATCGCCGTTTCGGGCTGGTCCTGCCCGTCACGCGAGAAGGCGCGCGCCAGCAGCTCGGCCGGGCAGCCGAATTGCAGGGCAAGCGAGGCGGCAATCGCGCTGTCGCGCATCAGCGCCTGCAGCTCGGTGCCGGTCTTGCCGGTGGAGATAAAAATCTCGCCGGGCCGGTCACCCGGCCGGCCATCGGAGCCGTCGTAAAAACCCACGGTCGCGTAGTAGCTGCGCGGCCCATGACCGAATTTGATGGTGTCGGAAGCCCGGCGCCCGGGCAGGATTTCCCGGGTCATGCGGCCGCCCTCGTCAATTCGCGCGAGGGCCACTGGCAAAAGCGCGCCGCTTCTGCTCTTCTGGCGTTGTTGCCGCAACGTTGCCCCGCCGGATCATGACCCAGCCAACAGAGACGCCCCCGCCGCCGCAAAAAGATGAGTTTCACACCGGCGCCGCGATGATCTTCGGCGGTTTTCTGACTGTCGTAGCCCTCGGCCTGCTCTTGCTGTTGATGAATGTCGAATGGACTTGGGAGTACTGGGGAGGCACTAACGCGGATAAATCCGGCGTCCTCCGTAATGTCATACTGATTATCGGGGGACCATTGACACTCGGCTTTCTTGGTTGGCGCTCGTTCTCCGCCCACCGTCAGGCAAATTACGCCAACGACCAACGCCGTATCTCCATCAGTGGTTTGCAGGTCGACCGCTATCAAAAAGGCGCACAGTTGTTGGAGAGCGGCGAAATGGCCCTTCGCGTTGCTGGTGTTTTGACCCTGCGCGAATTGGTTCGGACTGATCGGGACGACACTCTGGCTATGGTCCGCCCTCTGCTGGCAAGCTTCCTGCGAGCGCCGACACCGCCATTTCAGGACCGGATACGTCCACTCGTCGAGGTAGAGCCGGAATACATCTATCGGCGCAAGCTTGAGCAAGAAGCCGATATTCTGGAGGCTCTTGAAGCCCTCGCCGCGTCGACTGAAGATGACGAAGTGTTCGCGCGCAAAACGCCCCTCCCCGCGATCAACCTGAGAGAAGCTTTCTTGCCGCAAATAAATTTGCGGAACGCCAATATCTGCAGATGGGACTTTACGGGCAGTACACTGCCTCTGAGTTCGTTTTTCCAAGCGCTCGCTGCGCACGCCCGGTTCGTCAAAGCTGATTTGGAGCGGGCGAATTTCATGAAAGCGATGCTCTTCGGCGCGGATTTTTCGAGAGCGGATCTCAGGAGCGCGCTCTTCTATGGTGCAGACGTTTCGTCTGCACATTTGCAGGCGCGATATTGGGATGGTTGGTACATAGGAGACAGTTGGGCATGGATCGACCAGATCCCAATGATGCCTGATGGGGTGGAATATCCGGGAATTCTCTACGCACCAGGTCCGAGCAACAGGCACCGCGAGGAACATTACCTTGCTCGCACCAGAGGCTACCCGAAACATGCGACACGCGTTCGCGACGGAATATCGTCCCATCACGCCCTCCCGTAAAACCGAGGCGCGCCGAGCGGCGCGAAGCCGAACAGGTACCAGGCGCAATTGTCCTTGCCGGTGTGCTGCGAACCGGGAATCCATTTCAGCCGCCCGACGCTCACCACCTTCCGGCAGCGCTTCATCAGCTCACCCGCCTGGCGCGTGTGCGCCCAGTCCGCATCGAACAGCAGCCAGGTCGGCAGCAGCGCGGAAAGGTGCGCGATCAGCGCGTGCAGCAGGTCGCGCGTCCATGGCGGGTTGGTGATGAAATGCGTCGCCCCGCGTGCATCCGCCCGGCCAAGCGTCAACGCGCAGCGCCGCTCCACACCGTCAAAGCGCGGATCGACATCATAGCGCGCGGTGCAGACGTGACCGGCCGCGCCCAGATGCGCGATCAGATCCCCCGCCCCCGCGTAGGGCTCGCAATAGCGCGTTTCCGGCGCCAGATGCGGCAACAGCGCCGCCACAGCGCGCGGGTCGATCGTGCTGTAGAAATCCTTCTCCACCCGGGCAAAGGCTGAGCGCTTACCCATGCGCCACCGCCCGCCCCGCAAGGGCGTGTTCACCGTAGAATTCACGTGAAGCTGTCGGCGCTGTACGCCCGCCTTCCTGTCGCGCCAGAATGTCGCCAAGCTCCAGCCCGGCCGCACTCATCACGGCGACAAGGCTTTCATCGTCCAGCGCCTGCGCGTTGGCGACCTTGCGCACCACCGTGCGCGAAACCCTCAACCGATCCGCCGCCTGCACCTGGTTCAGCCCTTCGCGCTCAACCCAGGCCGCAAACAGAAAGGCGAGCTTCGCCCGGTCGATCCGCCTGGGGCGGCGCTTGCCCATCAGGTCTTCAAGGCGTGCCACCGGCTGGCCGATCTCGCGCGCATGGGTGAGCACCGCGTGCCTGAGCCCGGACCTGTCGGCAAAGCCCAGCGCCCGGGCGATATCGCTCGCGCTGCCCGCGCCGGCCCGCACCAGCGCATAGGCCGCGCGGTTGCGCGCCTGCCGCTCGCGCCGGCTGGCCGGCGAACGGATCGCCGCCGGCGCCACGTCGCAGGCAAGCGCCACCGCCTCGACCGTCCGTCGAACCTGGGCAACAAGCCCGCTCATGCCGCCGCCCTCCCCGGCTCGCACGCGGACGCCCGGCCGGCGGCGGAGATCTCTGCCGGTTCCAGCCCGGCGAAGGCGATCAGCCGCGCCGTCGCGTCCTCCGACACCGCCAGATAACTCTCCGCCCGGCTCACCTGCCGTTTGCTCACCCCGGCAAGCCTTGCAGCCGCAGCCTGTGTCTGCCCTGCGTGAAAGCGCCGGGCGAGGACGAACAATGCCAGCACCTGGCGGGAGGCAAGCGGGAGTGTCATCGCACCACCCCCAAGTCATTCTGTGCTTTTTCACGGCCTATTGATGTGTCACTATAATAACTCTTTCCAATTCTACATTTTGCACGCCCTGTATCGGAGGCATATAGATGTTTAAAATCTTGTCTTTGAAGAATTTTTGCTTTGTCGCAGGTTTCATGGTCACTCTTGCGATAGTTGACCAACTGTTTCTGTTTAAAGATGAAATTCGGCCAACCTCCGAAGTGGGCGCACCCGCGCCCAAAAGCAAAGACTCCGCGAGCCTGGAGGTGAGCAACTGGCTGAGCATTAAGGGGAGCGCTGACCTGGAGAAGGCCATGCGGCCTGGAGGCACAGTAACTGTGACCTCTCTCTCCACGGAGGGCACGAGCGTAATGGCGACCGAAGCCGGCCCGCCCCCATCCTTCGAGACAATGAGCAACATGGAGCTGGCGAGACACTTCAAGGAAGCGACGGGGGAAGACCAGGCGACCATCATCAAGGTCATAAAGGCAAGGGATCAGCGCGCCACCGCCGTCGCCGGCGAGTTCTTTCCCGAAATGGTGCTCGCCAACGAGCACAACGCCTATATTCGCGTGACGCGCGCGATCGCGGGCCAGGCCGAAGCGGTCCCCTCCGAGCTCATGCGCTCCGAGATGGCCGTCACCGCCGAGCCGACCACCTTCGCGGTGGAGAACACGGAAACCACCAACAGGGTTGGCGCCCGCCTCTTCGGCGCGAACTTCGCTTTCGAGCCGCAGGAAACCCAGTGGGCCTATATCCCCGATGGGGAAGAACACACCTTCACGTGGAAAGTCACGCCCAAGAGCGAGGGGAACCAGCAGATCACCGTCATCCTCGAAAACAAGCTGATTTTCGGCGATCAGGAAGTCACCCTCCCCGTCCGCCAGTTTCCGAAGACGATCACGGTCACCGTCGATATCTGGACCTGGATCGGCCGCGTTGCGGCGGGTGCCGATACAGCCGCCTCCACCGCCAAGAATATCGGGATCGTCATTGCGTTGATGGGCAGCCTGCTCGCCGCACTGGGCATCGGCGGCAGCGGTGTCGCTCTCGCTCGATGGCGCAAGACGCGCGCCTAGAACAACATTGGCGCCTGTACCGGAGGAATTGCGCTCTCGCGCGGTGGCACAGTCCGTCTTCCGCGCCTCCAGACGATCCGCTTTCACCCCCACGCTCTCCCCGCCGCACCGCTCCACCGGAACGGACAGCGCCGCAATGTTGATCACGCAGAACGCGGCAACGGCGACAACGATCGCCAGGCGCGTCCGGTCTTCCGGTTCCATCCCGTCCTCCTCAGATCTCTACCGGCACCACGTGCCGGCCGCTGTCGTCGGGCAGTGTGTCGAGCTGTGCTTCCGCCGCATCGAGCAGGGCGCGCAGCCGGGCGATCTCCTCGCGCGGCAGCAAGGGCCCGTGCGCATCGCGCGGCAGGCACAGGCGCACGAACTGCGCGCCCGTTTCCATGCGCACCACATGCGCGCCCACGTAACCGGCCGGGATCTGTGGTTCGGCGGGCCGCGCGCGGCTCATTGGGCGATCTCCCAGCCGGCGGCCCCGCGCACCAGCACCCCTTTCAGCGCAAGCCGCGTCACCAGCGATTTCGCCGCCCGGCCGACGCCGGCGGCTTCCGCCGCTGCGGTCACCAGGTCCTCGCCGCAAAGCTTGTCGCGCGCGGCAATCGCCGCCATCGCCAGCAACATCCGACGTTCGGCGAGTGTCATCGGCGGCAGCCCGCCGGCAGGCCAGATGTGCAGCAGGTAGCCGTCACGCGCCGAAAACGCGCAGCGCCGCGAAAACACCAGCTCATGCATGGCGGCCGAGGCGCGCGCGGGTGAAACATCGAGCCCGCCCATCACCTCCACCGTGCCCACGCCCTCCGGGTGCGCCTCCACCAGGTCCGGCAGTGCGGCGGCCAGCGCTGCCGCATCGCGCATCAATTGGGTGGTCCGGTCGTGCAGGATGCGCGTCATGCTGCGGCTCCTTCGCGCTCAGTGCGCAACTTGCGCCGCCGCCGGCGCGGGCGGGCGGGCAACACCGGCTGCGCGCCCAGCGCCTCCAGCGCGCGGTTGATCTCGCGCAAGCTTCGCGCCCGGTGGGCGATGATCATCCGCGTCAGCGCGGCATCACAGCCGTCGCGATCGCGCATCCGGCGGCGTGCCGCGGCCCCGTCTCCGCCCTCGTCTGGCGACGATCCACTCTCGCGACGCCGCGCTGCCAGCCACGCATCCACGCTCGCCAGCGCCGCATCCACATCCGCTTCTCGCACCCGGGAGGTTTTGCTCATGACTGCTTCGAAGCCTCCTCGATGCGCGCAAGGTGATGATCGACGGTCACCAGCGCCTCGATCGCCTCGGCCACCTCGCGGCGCAGCTCGAGCGCCCGCACCTCCTCGGCCGTGATGGTGCCGCCGGAAGAAAGCGCCTCGCACAGGCGCGCAACGGCCTCGCCGCCCTCGCGCGCCACATCGGCGATCTCGCGCGCCCAATCAGACGCCGCGCCCGTCGTCGGCAGAGGCACGTAAACCCCGCCGGCGATGCGGCACAGTTCCACCAGCGCCACGGGGCCGCCGTCGAGCGTCAGATCAAGCAGCACGTCGAGCGGGCAATGAGTGTCGCGGTGCCGGTCGCTGAGGTGGTTGCCATAGTCGGAGAGCGTCTGCGGCCCGACGCGCGTGATCGAGGCTGCCGATTCCTGTCCGCCGCAGGCTTTCACCTGCCGCCGAACGGCCAGCTTCAGCCGGGCGCGGTCCTTGTCGGAGGAAGCGCGGGAAAGGCTCATGCGGCGCCTCCCGGGTTTTCCTGCATATCGCGGGATGACGGCGAGGACGCGAGGCCCGATGCTGCAGCCGTACATTCTTTTGCAGTTGTGGTTTTCCACCCATCGACCGCAGCCAACAGAATGGCCGGCTTTGCGCTCTTCTCGGGCCAGTTCGTATCGAACCAGTCAAGCGCGCGCTCATATCGACGCGTGGTGAGATCGCCTCCCCGATCAATCCGATCGAGGATCTTGCTGTCGCCAAACACGATCCATGAGACGCGGGAGCGCCGGGAACCGGTCTCGGCCGCGTAGGAATCGCCAATTGCCAGAAGTGATGCTCGCAAGGTCATGAGACGGACGATGCGGTTCTATTACCTCTTTGTCAATGGTATTTATATCGCTCGTTTGTGCGGTATACCTCCGGTAAAATAACCGCATGGAGAAAGAACCACTTAATCCGATCGTGGCGCGGATCGATCGTCGGCTGGCGGATTTGGGCATATCCCGTACGGAGGCCAGCCTCAAAGCCGGCCTGAGCCGCGACGGGATACGCAACCTCGCGAGATCCACGGAACGAACGCCGCGCGGCGAGACACTGCTCCGCCTGGCGGAAGTTCTGCGCGCGTCTCCGAACTGGCTGCTTACCGGAGAGGGCGATCCTCCCTCGACCAAGACAGCGGCAACAGCCGACAAGGTGCAGAGCACCGTCCTCCAGGCGGACGTGAGAGCGCCGGCGCCGAGCGAAATGAACCGCGATCTGCCCGTTATGGGCACCGCGGCCGGCTCTATCATCAAGCAGAATTTCGAGGGGTTCGAACTCGGCGGCGCCGTTGACTATGTCCGCCGCCCGCCGGCGCTTGAAGGCGCGAAGGATGTATACGCGATCTATGTAACCGGCGACTCGATGGAGCCGGCCCATCCCGCCGGCGAGCTCCGCTTCGTCCACCCTCATCGCCCGGTGCAGCCAGGCTGCACGGTCATCGTCCAGACGCGCACCTGGAACGACGATCCCGGCCAGGCTTACATCAAGCGCCTGATCCGGCGCTCTGGCACGAAGGTCATCCTCGAGCAGTTCAACCCGCACGCCACGATCGAGATCCCTGCGGAATACGTCACCGCGCTGCACAGGGTTCTGACGATGGCGGAACTGTTTGGGGTCTAGTCTGGAGGCTCGGTTTGGTCGGGCGCTTGGTTAGCCAGCGTCTCCGCTGGAAGATACCCTTAACACCCGACACAACCGATTATTCAGTCTATATTTCGACTGCTTTGCGCCCTCATACTGGTCGTTCGCGATTGTGGCGCAAGCTCCCGTAAGCAGCCATTCGCTGCGCTCTGTTCCAAGGTCCGGACAGGGCGGGAAAGAGACATTCGCCGCACTCTTGGCAAACGGCAGTTCTGCAGACAAAGCTGCCGATTGTCTCAATCAGTCGTCTTCTCTTAAAGTTGCAGCGACTGAGAGAGGCACTCACCCATTCCATTCTGCAGATAGTAGATGTCGTGTAGCATTAATTAGAACAACGATGGGACTGTTATGATTAGAAGCATCTTTGAATCCATAAGATCAAACTTGTTCCTAATTTTCGCGATAGCGACTACAATACTCTATATCTATTTTGTGTTCTCAGTAGCCATATATGGGCAATCAACCCAATGCACAAACGTCTCGAAGCAACTTGAGAGCTGCGGTGCGATTTGCCAATTACATAGCTCTCTAAATGTGCCATGCAAAGTGCTATCCCTAAATGAAATTGGCGATTTCTTTGCAGGGCTGTTTGCACCTTTTGCAATCATTTGGTTTGCCATCGCATTCATTTGGCAGGCCCGAGAGTTAAAGCTTCAGAGAATTGAATACCTGAAGGGTCAGGAGACGGCTGAGAGGCAACTTCAGATCACGAAGAACAGAAATGAGGAAGATGCTAAACGCTTTGAACAGCAGATGGCAACTGAACGTGCGCGACTAATACGGGCGACCTTAGAGGCCATCATCGTTCGCGTGAATGCAGAACTTGGGCGAGAAACGCAACCTCTGTTGCAAGGTGATCATGCAAGGTGCGCCTTAGATGCCATAAATGAGGTCTTGGGGCTAATTCACAATTTATCTTCACCGCGGGATAAAGAGCAAAGAGCCAAACTCCAATCACTTGTCGATGAATTTCCAAAGCGCCTGGAACCCATTATTGAAATGTGTGGAGATAATAGAGCTAAAAGCATTGTTCCAATCAGCGCGCTGGAATTAGAAGAGTTGCAAAGATTATGTTTTCTAACTCAGGAATAGGTTTTCTCGTTTTTAATGCTCTGAACAATTCCAATAATTTGCTCTGCGATTTTATCTCGTGGAACTTGCCAGTTTGGATCATCGTTGATATTCTCGAATTTCCTAAGGTCAAATACTACAAAAAAGCATCCAAATAGGATGGAATAGGTAATGCACGCTAGCCTTATGTCAGATTGGAATTCCTTTACGAAATCGAGGTCATTTATTCGATCACCATATCTTCTTTGATCTCTCATCCGACGATCCAGAATTCTCTGTGGATCGTCAACAATTTGGATAATTCCATCGAGGTCGAGGCTTTGATAATGTTCCCCCGGAATGCCTGGAACACGAAAGCCGGTCGCCGCTTGCTCGACTAGCAGATGTCCATCAATGATTATTGGTTGTTCGTCTGCGAGTGCCTCAATTTCTCGAGCTACTCGCCTTTGTACTATTTGTCTGGTTTCTAACGGTAAACTCGACAACGGCGTATCTGCTGCGCCAGTTGCCTTTCTCAACACATCAGACATCGAGTTGCCGAATCCGATGACGTTTACAGAGAGTTTCGGATCGTCGCGAAGTGGTTCGAGAAGATGGGTTTTTCCGACGCCGGACACACCTGTCACCATAATTCTTGGGTGGCGCTCAAGTGTCATACGCTACGCTCCAAAAATTATGGCGAGTTGCGCGGATATTCTTTGCAATTCCCAGCCGGGAGGCAAAGAGAATTTTGTATCGCAACTGCTTAGATAGATTGTTGAGTAAGAAAATGGGGTGCGCCGAACCGCGTGGATTGCGTTTGGCGAAGGGGACGACGAGTTTAAGCATATAGCGCCTCCGCGTTTCACGCAGGCGTTTTCAAAGCTGCTAAGCAAGCCTGGATCTGAAAGATCAGCAGGTTTGACTCCAAGCCGACAAATAGTCTGTAGGATATTATTACTCGTCATTATCCGACGAGCTATGGAAGCACTTTTATATTCATGACGTCCCAAATGGTAATACAATTCGGTTGAGCCAACCCTGTATAAATCAGGTACAGCTGCCACTGATATAAACCCGGCCTTTTTTGCTGAAGATACTATTGAAAAGTTATCAGAAGGGGCCGTCATATAGACGAATCTATTGGGTTGAATGGCAGAAACATACGCAACGATGGACGAAAATAATGACTGACCGCGTGCTTCACGAGATAGCCAAACTGGACCAAGCTTAGTTAGGCCACCTTCCTTTACCGCAAGAACAAAAAAGCCCAGCAATTCATTATGTTTCTCAATAATAAAGAGCGTGTGGGAGCGAGGCGAAGGGAGTGACTTAGGTTGAAAACGCCGAGTGAGATAATCCCGTTCAGTTCCAGGGTAGTACTCCGCAATATCCAAGTGTCGCACAAGGTCCATTTCGGAAAGTGCATATCCCGAGGTTTCGCTCCATGGATTGATTGCAATTGGAGAACTCTGCCAATCCTTACCAAGGCAGGTGCTAGTTGGGCTATGGTGCAAAGTGGTTCCTTAACTATGCGGTCGGTTGGCCGAAGTGGTACTGCTCAAGCTACCCGTGGCTTGCGCATGGCGAAATTCGAAAGGCACGCGGCTAGTATTATCAAAAATGCCTTTTGCGCAACAAGGCAGTAGGGCCTACAGTTCCACAACAGAAAAATTTTGCGCGAAATCATGTTAGTGCGACTCATTTTAAACTCGCTGCCGTCAATCTACCGGAGCGTGTATCGTGACTTGCTTGGCGAGGAACTGACATTCGAACTGCAGCAACATCCGACACCTAGGGCTCGAGACGGACCTTCGCCGCGCTTAGTACCAACGACCGCAATGGGCCGAGAGTGTCGCCGCACGCAATGTAGGTCGACGTCCGCTTTGCCGCCTGGCCATTCGGAAACCTGCCATTCCGCTATCGGCCCCTTTTCAATAATGTGCGTGCAGTTTTACAAGCCCTTTTGCCCCCGCTTTCACCCGCCTCATTAGACAGCTGCCAAACGACGAATCCTCGCGCCGGTGAAAGCACCGCGGGCTGCATCTCAATAAAGGTTTTTTTACCTTCTATTTGACGCGGTTTTTATACCTCTCTACAATCACCACAGATCGTTTGTTGAACGAGATTGGGCCTGTTTCCTCTTCCGTCCAACGCACGCGCTCGGCGTGGCGCCAACAAACACCAGCGAGCAACCGGCGCGACCTCCTCCCAGGCGCCGGCAGCGAGGCCCCGGCGGCGTCCTCTTCCCCGCCGCCGGGGCTGCCAATCACGAGGCAGGGAGGCAGATCCGGAGCCCGCACGATGACCGAACCCCGCCTCCTGCCGAAAGACGATGCCGCCGCCTATTGCAGCGTCAGCACCGCGACATTCGACAATTGGGTGAGCCGCGGTCTCATTCCGAAAAAGGTGCCCGGCACCACCCGGTGGGACCGCAAGGCGCTGGACCTCGCGCTGGACAAGCTGTCCGGACTGGATGTTCAATCATCGGCCGCCAGCGATTTCGATGCGTGGGAACAGGAGACCCGGGCCAGTGCTCATGGACGCTAAGGGCATTCATCGCGTCCGCTCGAAGCTCGCAGGTGGCCGCGCGCGATATCGCTACTACGCGTGGCGCGGCGGCCCGTGCTTCTGGACATGCGACAATGCGCCCGTGCGCGAGCCAGTGCCCACAGCCTTCAAGGCTGCCTACGAACAGGCCATCCTGTCCCGCCCGAAGGGCAGCACCGAAACCGGCACGCTGCGAGCCCTTATCCGGCTTTATGAGAGCGATGCCGCTTTCCGGCGCAGAAAACCGATCACGCAACGCGATTACCGGCGCTCCATGACCGTGATCGAGAAAACCTTCGGCACGGCGCGACTCGGCGCCTTTGCCGACCGGCGGATGATCCGCCGCGTGATGGAGTGGCACCAGGGCTTCGCCGCCACCCCGCGCCAGGCGGACATGCACCTGGGCATGCTGGTGCGCCTGCTCAACTATGCCGTGGCCTCGGGCGATCTCGCCTCCCACGTCATCCACAACATCCCCCGCCTGCACGATGCCGACCGGTCGGCAATCGTCTGGGAGGCGCACGAGATCGAGCGGATCATATCGGCCGCCGGCCCGCCCCTCTCCTTCGCACTGCGCATTGCCGCCTATTCCGGCGCGCGGCGAACGGACCTGGTGTTTATGCCCGTCAGCGCCGACGAGGGCGACCGCCTGTTCTTCCAGACGAGCAAGAGCAACCGGCGCACGGATGTGCTTTTCCCGGTCACGCCGGAGCTGCGCTCCGCGCTCGACGACATGGCCGCCTACCGGAAGGCCGCGGCCGAGCGCACGGGCGCGGAGTGCGCGACGATCCTTTGCAACTCGCGCGGCCTGCCGTGGACGCCCGATGGTTTCTCGACAAGCTTCAACAAGGCGCGCGCGGCCGCCAACATCGACAAGCACCTGCACGACCTGCGCGGCACGGCCGTCGTCAACTACATCGGCCACGGCTACGACGATCGGGCACTGGCGGAAATGTTCGGCTGGGCGACAAAGGATATCGCCCGCATCCGCAAGCGCTATGCGGGGCGTGTCCAGGTGGTCTCGGCAAGCATCGAACGCGGCAAGCGCCGCCGCCCCTGAGTCCCATGAATTGCGCGAGAAATCGTTTACAGGCCCCGCTCCAACCCATTGATTTCGCTAGGTCAGGCAAATTCAAAATTTACAGCCAAATATTTGATTTTATTGAAAGAAAATCTGATTAAAAGTCAGTTGCTCTACCAGCTGAGCTACGGGCTCCCAGTGGCGAGGTGTGTAATCTAATCGCGGGGTTAGCGCAACCGGTCACGTCCCCCGAATTGAGCAGTTTACAGACAATTTACAGAAACTGTTCGCGATGGGTTCCGCCCATCTCGATATTGCACTCATCCGGCGACGCTGGCCTGCCTCACCTAACCTGGAATCTACTGCGAGAAAATGTACCCCCAAGTTATGCTGCTATCAGCTCAATCCGGACACAAGATGCCTCTGTGACGAGCGGCCGCTTTGCGCCGCCATACTGGTCGTTCGCGATTGTGGCGCAAGCTCCCGTAAGCAGCCATTCGCTGCGCTCTGTTCCAAGGTCCGGACAGGGCGGGAAGCCGACTTTCGCTGCGCATCGCATGAATGACCAAGATGCGCAGCTAGCGTTCCCTGAAAAGTCGGGGCGGCAATCACGCGCGCACGCGCGCGATGCTGTTCTTGCCGAGAGCCGCCGTCGGCGTCAGGTCCATTGGAGATCCAAAGGCGAGGAAAAAGCGGACGAACGCTATCCATCTGAGCCGCCGCCTAGCTGGGGTGGGTGCTTGGGGCGGGACACATTGTGCCTTGCCTAACTGATTATCGCCTGAGGCGAAAGCTGCGCTCTAGTTCTTTGATCAGGCCCGCACTTACTTCAGCTCTCTCAATGGCGGCAGCCTGGATACAATCCGTACCGTCTCCACGCTCACGCGAGTCACGCGCTTGATCAGGTCGACGATGTAGTGGGGATCGTCTGACCAGTCGTTCGGGTCATTCTTGATCTGGCTGGCCTTGTGGATGCTGACGGCATACCGCTCCATCACCCATTCCAGCGCCGATTTGCCGTTCACCACATAGTCGTAGGCGTCCAGCGGGATGCCCTTCAGGGTCAGGTGCGGGTTGTAGACGATCACGGATTTGTCCTTGCCGCCGCTGCCCTTGCCGAAGACCATCTTGTGAACTCGGTAGTCGGCATCTTCCATCACCAGACGCCCGGTTTCCTCTTCCAGCGGGTAAGGCTCCACGGTTTCGTAGTTCAGGTGCCACTGGCCCAACTCGCGGCCCGCGTTGCTGAAGGCGCGGAAATCGGCGGCGAAGGGGATGCGGGGGACCATCTTTTTCAGGTCGGAGGCAAAGCGATCCTTGTATTCGGGGGAATGCAGGATGCCGTAGACATACCAGAAAATGTCTTCCTTGGTGATGCTGTCGTCCTCATACCGGCTGCGATATGCGCCCAGCGCCCAGTCGGAAATCGCATCGTGGCGGATGTAGCCGTCTGCATCGGGCGTGGGGCGATCCGCGAACATTTCGCCTTGTGGCCGATCCTCGTTTTCGTCGACGTGTTCGTACCAGTAGAGCGGGAAGCATTGGCCGGTGTCGGTCAGGTGCATGTTGGGCACATGATCCGTGACCAGGGCGGAATAGCCCTTGCGATCCGCAACACCCGTGCTGGAAATCACGATGTTTCCGTGGCGCGGCGTCGGGAACAGCTTGGGCTGTTGGTAGACCATTTCGTTTAGTCGCCGGTCGAAATACATCCATTGCCGATTGAAGGGGCGATACGCACTTTGCACAATCGATTCGGCAACAAACTGAAGAGGTTTGTCACGCAAAGCGTCTGCCTTTAATGCGCGCGTCCAACTGATTTTCCTCGGGTCGGATTCGACAACAGCTTCAATCTCTGGTCTCTCGCCTTTTGGAAGCTGTTCACAGACACGGGCGTATCGCTGGCGTTCAGCCTCGTAAGTGGCAATCATGCCTTGTATTTTCGATGTCAGCTTCGACTCTGAGAAGTCATAGGCCCATTGGTCACGGTTCGTGACTGCACCTAAAGAATACAGATCAAACAGCACTTCGGCAGAATTGTTATCCTTATCTCCCAGAGGAACAAAGGTTGAGAAAGCCGGATCACGTTGTTCGGCCCAATCGCCCGCCTCATTGGGGCTAAGACGCTGCCACGGGATGCTTTCGATACTTCCAAATTCTTCAATGATTGCCAGCTTCTCTTCGCTTCTGAGGTAGTCGCCAATGTCATGGTAGCGAAGTTCGCAGGGGCCTTCGTGAGCGGGGTCCTTGACCATTATCGTTACGGCAACGCGGGTCTTTGAACCTTCTGCGAATATCCCGCCGCCTTCTTTTCGACGAATCTCACCTTGTCCATGCGCTTTGCCGCGCAAGTTGAAGACATACAGATGGCTGAATTCATCGGTCAGGCTCAGGCGCAAGCCGTCCATATTGTTGGCATCAAGGAAGGAACCGTTGGTCACATAGGCGACGATGCCACGATCTGCGATCCGGTCCGAGGCCCAGCGGATCGCGCGGATGTAGCTGTCATAGAGGTTCTTCGCCAGCCGGGAGTTCGATTTCGCCGCGTAGGTTGTCCTGATCTTGTCGTCCAGTGTCGGGTACGCGAGGTTTTTGTTATTGTCGTTCTCGCTGTCCTGTTGCGCCGAATAGGGCGGGTTGCCCACGATCACCTGAATGGGCTGGGCCAGTTGCCGTTCGGCGCGTTCGTTGTTTTCCGGCAGCACGACCTTGTCGACCATGTCGCCGTCTTCGGTCATCTGGAAGGTGTCGATCAGGATCATGCCGTCAAACGGGCGATAGGTGCCGGTGATGCCATGATACGCCGTCTCGATATTCACCGTGGCGATGTAATAAGCGAGCAGGACCAGTTCGTTTGCGTGCAACTCGCCCGCGTATTTGCGTTCCAGCGCGTCGGGCGGGATCAGCCCCGACTGGATCAGCCGCACAAGGAAGGTGCCGGTGCCGGTGAAGGGGTCGAGGATTTGCACGCCCTCGCTGGATAGCGACTGCCCGAAGTGACGGCGCAACGCGGCATCGGCGGATCGGAGGATGAAGTCGACCACGGGAACGGGCGTATAGACGATGCCCAGCCTTTCGGCCATGCGCGGGAAGGCGTTGTTGAAGAACGTGTCGTAGAGGTTGCGGATGATGTCCTGTTTCGACTTGTCGCTTTTCGCCAGGCTGATGCGTTCGCGCACGTTGTCGTAGAAGCGTTCGAGGCTTTCGGTTTCGCTGTCGACGGCCCCCGCGTCGAGTTTCTGCACGATGGCGTCCAGCGCCTTGCCCACGGCATTGTGTTCCGGGAAATCGGTGCCCTCGAACAGCGCCTGAAAGACCGGCATCGTCAGGATGTGCTGAGCCAGCATTTCGATGGCTTCATCCTGCGAGACGGCAGGATTGAGCGTGTCTTGCAGCCCCTTCAGGAAGCGGGCGAATTCTTCGGACACATCCGGGTTGCCGTCGATCATGGCCTTGATGCGGGCAATCACCCGTTCGGCCACGGGACCGATGGATTTGGCCCATTCGCTCCAATACTCGCGGTCGCCCAGTTTCTTGGGGATCGCGGCGTAGACCGCTTCGCTGATGGCGTCGATTGGCAGGGCCGGGAAGTCGAGCGGCAGGGTATCGCCGCCACCTTCGCCCCCGCCTTCATCGTCGCCGGATTTGTCGTCGCCCGAGACGACTTTGACCTTGCGGCGGAACTCAGCTTCGTCGACGAGGGACTCGTCATGGGCGCGCAGGGCCTTGATCACCTTCCAGATGCTGCGGAACTGCGGATCGCTTTCGATGTAGCTGTTGTAATCGGCTACGTTCTTGGACGGCATACAGACCGGCAGGATGATGTAGCCGTATTTCTTGCCTTCAGCCTTGCGCATGACGCGCCCAACCGATTGCACGATGTCCACGATGGACTCGCGGGTGTCGAAAAACACGACCGAGTCGAGCGCGGGAACGTCGATCCCTTCGGAGAGGCAGCGTGCATTGGACAGGATACGGCAGTTGCCGGAACCAGGATTGTCCTTCAGCCATTCCAGCGCCGAAGACCGCTGTAAGGCGTTCATCGTGCCGTCGACATGATCAAGCTGGCAGTCGATCATGCCGGGCGCATCGTCGGGATGATAGGTCTCGGCATAGAGTTCGGCCAAGCGCCCGAAGGTCTCGGTCATCGCCTTGGACGACTTGATGGAGCGCGAGAAGGCGACGGCGCGGCGCATCGGTTCGGTGTCTTCGGTCAGGTCTTCCTGTTTGCCGTCCTCATCCACCAGGACCAGCCCTTTCTTGGACAGGCCCTTCCAGCTTCCCACGATCTTGGTGGCGAAGTTGATGTCGATAGCTTTCTTGTCGTCCAGCTTGTAGGCACGGTTATAGCTGTTCGCCACGGCGCTCATCTTGTCCTGTTCGACGGCGACGATCAGCACCTTGTATTCGGACAGAAGATCGCGTTCGACGGCCTTGCCGAAGCCCAGCCGGTAGAATTCCGGGCCGAACGTATCGAGTTCGTCCATCGAATACAGGACCGCATCGTTCTGATCTGCCTTTGCCTTGGACGCATCCGCATAGATGCGCGGCGTGGCGGTCATGTAGAGGCGTTTCTTGCCCTTCACGATGCTATCGTCATGCACTTTCACGAAATCGGACGGGTCATCGCCCGGCAGGGTCAGGCCGGTTGTCCGGTGCGCTTCGTCACAGATGATCAGGTCGAATTCACCAAGCCCAGCGCGCTGGGCGTCGGACACGACCTGAATCGACTGGTAGGTAGAGAAGACGACAACGCGCCGCCCATGTGTCAGGGCTTGGGCTGCGTTCGCCAGTTTCCGCGAGTCCGTGGTCGCGGGGTAGGCCAGATCATGCGTGCGCAGGTCCTCTTCGTCGCGGCCCACCTTGCTGTCGGAACAGACGACAAAGGCATGGATCGGATCAAGCGCCTGTGCGGTCCATTCCCGAAGGCTCTGCGACACAAGCGAAATCGAAGGGGCCAGGAACAGGATGCGCCCGCCCTCGGGCACGACATTTTCGGCAAGCCGCAGGGATGTGAAGGTCTTGCCTGTGCCGCAAGCCATGATCATCTTGCCGCGATCTTCGGTCTGGAAGCCCTCGATAACAGCGGCGATTGCCTCATCCTGATGCGGGCGCGGCGTTTTCTTGGGGCGCAGGCGGATCAGGTCGGGGCGCGAAAGGCTGAATTCCGTCCAGTCAATCGGGCTTTCTGCCAGATCGGCAAGGCTGATGCGGGAAACGGGGATAGTCTGCCCTTCGATGGCGCTTTCCGCATTCCTGTTCCATTTATCCGTGGTCGACACGAGAACGCGGCGTGCGAATTGCCTGCTGCCGTCATTCGTCGCAAACTGTTTGCCGGATGCAGACAGGAAAGAATCAATGTCGGGCTTCTGGATTGTGTGGTTGGGGTCGAAGAATTTGCACTGGATTGCCCAGTACTCGCCGGTCGCCTTTTCCCGGGCGACGAGGTCAATGCCCACGTCAGCGCCCCAGCGGTCGGGCCATTCTTCCCAGAGCCAAACATGCTCCAATAAATCGGAATACTGAGGATCGCGGACCAGATAGTTAGCGATCAGCCGTTCGAATAGCCTGCCTTTACCGCGTTCGTCGCTGGAAAGTTCCCGAAATTGCGCTAGGGTTTCGGCAATATCACTGTGGCTCATGTCCAAACTCACTGCGTCGTTTCCGCCGAATAGACCACTTTGCCTGCTCCGGCTGCAAGCTGTGAATATGAAGCGTCTGGAAGAGATGTCCGTCGAACCGAGCCCTAGGCCTCGTCAAAGAACCTAGATTTTCAGAGACCGCGGCTGTCCCATCGAGGCCGGTCGACTAAGAGTACTCGCGCGGCTGCTTCCCGCTCTCGTGTCGGTGGCTAGCGACATGCTGTGCCTTGCATGCATGTCGCGGAAGGGCTGAGACCGGTTTTCCTCCGCACTTGGCACGAAGGTCCGCAATGGGCCGAAAGCGACTATGCGCGCATTAAACGCGAACGTCTGCTTCGCTAATTGCTGAGGTCAAACCCGACCGTCTCCTAACGGCCCCAAGGCAGACGGACCGCAACGCGCCCTCATATCGGTCGTACGAGATACTTCATGCAGATCCTAGAAGCAGCCGTTCGTCCATCAAGGTCAGGAGCCTTAAGCGAGAGCGGCCGGTTTCATGAGGCCAAATGCGCAAGCCAGCTATTCAGAACCTCGACATGGATCGCGAAGTCGCGGCCTTCCTCAGGTCCGCCCTTGTGTACCACGCCTGCCACGTCTCCATTGGCGTCGAGAAGCGGGCCGCCGGACATCCCTTGCGTCAGCTTCTGGGTCACTTCGATGAGCCGAACAGCACTCTTAATCGTGACGGTGCTAACGACACCAGGTCTGACGTTGAGTGGATCGCCGGGCGCCCATTTGGGATAGCCGACCGCCGTCATAGGGTCACCGGTAACTACCGGCAGCGCGGCTCGATTCAATTCGTAATATTCGGTGGCAGGGATCTCATGGCCAAGGATGGCGAGATCCAGGTGATCGTCGCGTTGCAGGACAGTCGCCTTGAATGTGTTCGCGTGCTTAGACGGATGGAATACCTCAACTTCTCTCTTGCCCGTCACGCAGTGCGCCGCCGTGACGAGACCCACTCCGCTCAGGAAGAAGCCTGTCCCTTGACCATCGTCGTGCTCTACGATCCACACCGACCGCTCGCGACGCTCGATAGGTGTTGGCGTGACCATGATCTTGCGATCGGCGAAGCATGTGTTGAAACGTAGCGCAATACTGCGGACCACCGGATCCGATGGACCCTTGATGTGGCTTATCCAGGCGATCTTGCCACGCAGATGTGCAGCCAAACTCCCCGTTCCGCCGGACGTCGCATATTTCGTCTGCGCTCCGACGAATCCGAGCGTCTCCACGGAGTGCAGCACCGCGCGAATGTTGCGAATATAGCGGCGATCGACATTGAGGAGATCATTGATCTTGAGGCCGGTCACCATCCGGCGGGAGTGGCGATTGGCATAGTGAGCTTTCATCGGATTGATCGTGAAGCCGTTTCCGACGACGATCGCCGTCAAGGCTGAGACGAGGAGATCGTTAGCAAAGTTCCCCGCCGGCGGAGGCGATCCTTCGAACAGCGCGCTCATCGGCTGGTGACTGGAGAGCGTTATGTCGTCGGCATAGCGTGTGTAAATGCAGCGCGATGCCTTCGCGAAGGCGAGCAACTCTCTGTCCAATCGGAAACAGATCATGTTGGAGAGTACCGGGCTAGTCGGTGCGCCCTGCGGCAAGTGGCCGTGGATGCAACACAAATATCCGATGGCAACAGCCACGGTGGCGCCGATCCCGATTGCCTTCAGCATGCCGACAACGCGGTTCTCCGTGATTGTCGGGAAGAAGTCCTGAAGGTCGAGGTTAAGCACGAAACGTCTGCGCAAATGCGACTGCGCGTTTGTCTTGACCGACCTGTTGAATACGAACCCGTGTACCGGGCTGCGAGTTTGATACAGCTGATAAAGAAGCGGGAGGAGCTGCCGCTGGATGTGTTTAAGCCGTTTATTCGGCGCGCTTATAAGCCTGCTCTTGCCCCCGCTCTTTGCTATCTCAAACGTCTGGTACATCTGGTCGCGGTACCAGCGAATCTTGTTCAACTCTCCGACGGTCATTCCCAAGTGGGCAAGTAGAGCGGCTTCGCTCGCCAATTCGGCCGGTACAGCAGCGCGGATCGGTGGGCCAAATGGGTTGCGCGGCACGAGGTCTCCCTTCCAATCACGCCAAGTCACACCAGGTTACGATGGCGCGCACGATATATCGAGACATTAGCTCTTACGCCGCAGTTGCACAGCGCGTATGCGAGGGGAGACCTCGTAGACCGCGTGTAGCAGAAGCCTTGCAAATTTTCCACTTCGGAACGCAGTGAGGTTCCTTCTATTGTTGCGGCGAGCCGCGCCGGCATGATCGGTGCACTTATGATGCTTCTTCGGGCTCGTCTCGAAGCGGCAGCTTTCTGCCCGGATGCCTTATCTGCCACGTTTCGATGATGAACAATGCGATCGCAGACGCCGAGTGGATGGCGAGTTTCGCGATACGTGCGTCGATCCGGCGGAAGCCCTTCTCCTTACCATGCGCACCGCCGACGTGGGTTCGAAGCGAGCCAATGCCCTGCACCGCCGTCACCAGCCCCGAGAGCACCGCCTTTACGTCGTTGACGATCTCTGGCACTAGACCTTCCTTCATCGGATCGAGGCCTAGTGGATCTCGGACTGCTCGATAGAGGCTTGAGATATCTTGCTTCGCCGGAAAATCGACCTCAAGCTCAACCAAGATCGATCGGCACACACTTTCAACCACAGAACAGGCTGCGGTGACGGCGATCTCCGGGTCACTATTGGCTGCACGAAGGGCGCGATCGAGATCTCGGCTGACCGTGTCGAAGTCGATGCCCGCTGCCATCGCCGACAGCTCGCCAGTAACTGGGGCGGTTTCGACGATCTCGACTAAGCGCATGGTGCGACCCACCTGCTCGAGTTTTAGGCCGTCGTAGGACAAGTGCTTGTTGATATACTCGACGACGACAGAGTGTCGCTCCGGTTCCTTTATGAAGTCGCGAGGATCTGCAGAGCTCTCAATGATCCGCTTGAGCAGTTCGCCGTTACCCGGATCGAGCAAGATGGCCCCCCGGATCGCAGTCTTAGTGGCCGGGAGTCGACTCTCCCCCTTGATGTCGAAGGGAACACCAAACCCCTTGAACCAAGCTTCGAGCCGCCAGCCCTGCCGATAAAGTCCGATCGACGGCTCGCAGCCGTTGGCCGCGCCGCCGGAGATGATCTCAGCGAGCGCATCTATGGACTGCTCTGAGAGTTCGATTCGCACGAAACAATTCTATCGCAAGTATGTTGGAAGTCCGATGTCGATCTGCGTACGATCAGGTAAAGGGCGTTCGGCGAAAGGGCACAATTGCCCCCCGGATGTGTGGTCAGCTTAGGGGCGAGCGTAAACACACCCGACGCCGTTGTCGAGTTTCTCGCTTGTATCTCAGCGGCCGAATTGCAGGTCGAACGGCTAGTTTGGGCGAAATGATCCTGAAACCTGCCCGTCCGCTTCCGGCCCCAATTCAGCCGTTTAATTCAAAAGGACAAGCCCGTGCCGCTGGCCGCTCAGTCCAAAGAAAGAGCGGCCAACCGATCCGCATTACAAAAGCCGTCGCGGCAACTCTCCCGGTCCCGTTATGATCAGTTCGCCAAAATCGCGCCGATCGTGCCTTGCGATCGAGTAGGCGACATCCGTTTCCACGAAATGAAACTTGCGGAAGATCTCGCGCACCTCGGGTGTGTCGTTGATTGACAACACGAAGTGGCCGGCGATGCGCTCGAGCTGCGCGGCCATAACGGCGAATTCATCGCGCGAGAACATCCCGGCCCCATAGTCCCGCTCGCAGCCGAAATACGGTGGATCGATGTAGAAAAGTGTGCGCGGACGGTCATAAACCTCGATGAAGCGGCCATACGGCATGGATTCGATAACGACGCTGGAGAGCCTTTCGTGGATCTCCTCCAGAAGCGGAACCAGCCGGGTAACGTCGAACCGACCAGGACCTTCAGTCCCCGTTCCGAAGGAGCGCCCGTTGACCTTGCCCCCGAACGCGGTGCGCTGAAGGAAAAGAAAGCGTGCAGCGCGCTCCAGATCCGTCAGGGTTTCAGGATCGACCTTTGACAGCCGCTCGAACTCGCGGCGTGTTGTGAGTTGGAAGCGCAGCATCTCGACAAACGCCACGTAGTGACGCTGCAGGATTCGGAAGAACGTCGAGACATCACCTGAAAGATCGTTGATGATCTCCGCTTTCGGGGCCACCGGCCGGCGGAAAAAGACACCTCCCATGCCGATGAACGGTTCGGCATAGCATTGATGGGGAACGGTCGAGATTGTCTCGATAATCCGCCCGGCAAGCTTCGACTTGCCGCCGATATACGGTGCGGCAGGCACAACGGGACGCACTTCCCGTGTTTCATTATCCATTGACATTTTAGGCATCGCCTTCTGCTATGCCCCCGCTGCGCAGCAGCGGCGGGGACGGCGGAAAGCGTTTCGACGTCGAGCAGGGTTACGAGTTGGCGCTTGAGGCCCTGCGGCCCGTTTTCGGGCTCCTCGCCACTTTCGGGCGATAAGTCAGTGACCTCCACCCGAGGTGGAGGTTTGAAACGCTGCGCTTGAACCACTGGAAGTGGTTTTGTTAGCGCCTAGTAGCTACGATTGAACAG